AATTCCTCAATTCTAACAAACTCTTTGAAACCGTCATTTTCAATCCCTAAACCTAAATTATGCGTTGCAGAAAAGCTTTCCATAAATTCTTTTAAAGAAGTAGTTAGTGGTCTGAAAACATCATCAGAATTATCAAATTGACGAACCCAAAACCCATGAGATAAACCAACCAAAGAAGCTTTTCCGTCTGTTTGATATCCAATATCTGTTCTACCTAATGCATCAGATTTCAAAACTTTCTTATTAGTATAAACTTCAATAAGTCTTTCTGCGACTTCATGAGGTAATACACAATTTGAAATTGATTTTTCAAAGAACGAATCTTCTTCAGTTACAACTGTTCCTTTCAAATCTTCAACTCTAACATAATAACGAGCTCTTGAAGTAGTGAAGTTTCTTAAATCGGCTTTAATCAATATTTCTAAAGCAACACTTTCTCCAGGACCAACATTTAAAACTTCGTCAAAATCAAATCCAAATCTTGTCCCAACATTTACATAACCACTACCAACTGGGTTTCGTCTTTGGAAATTATAAAGCGATGTTGTAACGCCTGAATGTGAAGTATTGGTATCAGCCCAAAATAAAATCCTTCTCTCTTTTACATCATAATTTATCCCATTTTCATAGACAACAAGTGATACTTTGAAAAAAGCCCACGACCAATCAGACTCAGTAATTATTGGTAAAAATGATATGTCAGAGCCAATTAACCTTATTGTTCTTGCTCTGTCAAATGTTGCTAACATCATCATACCAGTGCTTCCTGTATCATCAGAACCATAACTTTGAGGAATAACTGAATGCGCTTCCTCGTGTGATCTATTTATAAGTTTAAGAGGAAAACCGGTTGCTTTTGAACGTGTGTTTCCATCATCAGAATAAACACGCAATGAAGCTACATTATTTGATTCGTCAGTTTGCCAAATAGACTTCAAAAATATTCTTCTTCCGTCTAATTCAACTTGATTTACATTTAAAGTCGATAATGGATTACCGTCTAAAGTAGTTGTTCTTGTAATTTCAACAGCTTCTGATTCCCTTGATTTTAATTCCGCTTCTAATCCTCCAGAATTGAATTTTAATGCAATGGTATTATTTTCAACTTGACGAGTTGACATATCTAAATAACCATAGTAAGAACGGGTCCATTCATCGGTTTTTGGATGCTTTTCATCTTTTACTAAACGTACTTGAGCATTTATTCCATATACATCGTATAAAGTTTGCAGGTAGTCTTTTGCTTGACCTTTAAATTTCAAATTATTTGAAAATTTAGGAAAAATACCGTGATAGTCTTTGTGTCGTGATAATTCTTTCTCGTCAGAATTCCAACCAATTGGCTCTTCAATAATTAAAGAGCCAAGGTTGTCATTTTGCAATATGAATCTAACTCTATCAAAATATGTTTGATTAATTCCACTCATTATGCTCCCCATTTAATGTTAGACAATTTCCAAATCTCATGTCCTAAATCAATATTGTTTTGGACTACAACATTTGATTTATTTTTCTTTGTAGCTTCAGTATTTCTTCTTAACTCTTCCAAAAGTTCTGCATCATATCGAGCATTGAAAACTTCAGCACCTTGATAATTTTTAGCCTTGTTCGCTTCCATATCTAAACTTGACATTACTGCAGCTCTTTGTATTTTTTCCCACTCGCTCAAAGAAGGAATTACTTCAGTTCCTTTCGGTAAATTCAAAATACTTGGTTTTTCTACTACATAAGGATTTTTTCCAGGCTCCAAGATTACCTCTGGTCTTTTCTCTCCAACCTCAGCAAAACCTCCTTTATGAGGTTTTCCTTGTGTTCCTTTCTCATACTTAGGCAATGGTTGTGCTAAAATCAATGCTGTTTGTGCAGCAGCAACCCCAATTGCTAAAGGAATTTGAATTGCTCGATAAGGTGTTCCTGCTGTTCCTAATGAAATTGCGTCTAATTGAGCCGCAGCTAATTGAATAGCGGTTAATGTTTTTGCTAAATCAATTCCAATTTGAGCAGCAGCTAAAACTTTTTGAGCAACTGCAGCCTTAAACTCTTCCTTACGTCTTTCTCGCTCTAATGCCTTACGCTTTTTATCGCGTTCTTGCTCTATTAAATTACGTTGATTAGCATCATCACCAGCCAATTCTAATTGTCTTGAATAGTATTCTTCATTTGCCTGAATATCTTCATCAATCTTAGCAATTCTAAAGTCAAATATTGATAATGCTAAATCCTTTAAAGAAGAAGCTAGTTCATTTTGTAAATCTCTAGTTCTCTGATCAGCTTCTTTTCTTAATTGCTCAAGTAATTTAGCGGTTTCTTCTTCTGATTTAAGTTTTTCAGCATTTGCCTTAATAGTAGAATCAACTCCTATTTGATTTAATTGAAGTTCTAATTTTGAAAGTTTATTTTCAATTTCAATTCTTTTTTCAGCTGAAATTTCAGCATTTTTAAGCAATTCTTTTTGAGAATCAATTTGCTTTTTTAATGAATCTTTTAAAGCATCTTCCTTTATTTTAGCAACTCTTTCTTCGTGTTGTTTTGTTTGATCTTCAATAGCTTTTTGATTACCTTCTAAACCCTTAAGTATGTCTGAAAAATATTCATTTTCAGCTAATAACTTTTTATTTAATTCGGTGTCTTGAACTTTTAAAATTGAATCAACTTTTTTCTGCTCAATAGCAATAATAGAATCAACTATCTTTTGACGATTTTCAAGGTCTTTCTTGTCTAATTTTGCCTTTTTAGCTTGATATTCTTCCAATACTAATATTTCATCATCAGTAAGTTTCTTTTTAATCTGGCCTCCATTAATAAGCGTTTGAATTTCATTATTAGTCAAGTCGCGAACATCATCGTTATATTGGGAAATTTGGCGCAATTTGTATGCAGCAGTTTCTTGAATAAGTGATTGTTCAACTTGTTGAGCGTTTAAATAAGCATCAATTCTATCTTGAATAGTTTCTTTTTCATTATCAGCTATTTCATTACTAATCTCAATTTCTTGTTCCATTCTAAACTTAGCCAAAGCAAAAGCATCATCATCAAGCTTTTTCATAGCTTGTAGATACTCTTTTCTTGCTTTTAAAGCCGCGTCTTGACGCTTTTTAATTTCCTCTTCCGTTAGTTTAGTGATTTCCTCTTCAGTTTTAACTTCTGGCGGATTTTTTACTCCTGCAGTAGCAATTTTCTTTTTAGCTGCATCTATAATAGCTTGTTGTTCTGCCATTTTCTTTTCTAATGCTTCTTTTTGTAGATTCAAATCTTTACCGCTTGGACCGAAAAAATTCAAAGCCCAAGGATTAAATTCATCTATCTCCTTTTTATTTTTTGCAAATTCTACTTTGAATGTATTTAAAAGGTTTTGAGCTCTTTTTTTAATTCCTTCAGCAACTTCTTTTTCATCAGATATACCAGGCGTGAAAATTCCATTAAATTCTCTTTGAAACTCTTTTGCTCCACTTTTCATTCCTTCAAGTCTAGCCTGACTAAACAAATCGTCCCAAGAAGTATTTAATCTTATCAAGCCTTCTAAAGCACCAGATGCTCCTTCAACAAAAAATGAGAAAAATTCAGAAACAGGTCCTTTCCCATTATTTAAAGAAAGAATTAAAGAATCATACGTAGATGATAACTTATCCGTTTTTGCTTGTAAGCTTTGACTTCTAATTGTCGCTTGTTCTTCTGCTGTTCCATACTCACCCATCTTAGAGGTAAGTTCTTTTAGTCTATCTGTATGACCAATTATATTTTTAGCAGCCACAACATTTTCAGCACCAAAAATACGTACCGCAGCTGCATCATCATTTAATATTGGTTTTAATGCTTCAAGTCTTTGTTGTACTGGAATCGTTTTATCTTTCAATGTTTCCATTGAAATACCAAGTTTCGCCAACTCTCGCTGTGCTTCTTTTGGCAAGGCTTCTGGAGCTGCTATTTTTAATAATACGTTTCTTAATGCTGTTCCTGCTTCTGCACCTTTTAATCCTTTTTCTGCTAACAATTCAATCAAAGCAGTTGATTCTTTAATATTGACATTAGAAGACTTTGCAACAGCACCAAATTTTAGCAATGATTCTGTTACTTGAGGGATTTCAGCAGCTCCATATTTTGCTCCATTTGCTAATGCATCAACAAAGAAAGCTGCTTCTTCAGCAGGCGCTCCGAATTGATTCATTGCGTCAGTCAAAGCGGTAGCCGCTTCTGGAAGTTCCATTCCTGATGCTTTTGATAAAGTGATAACAGCTTCCGTAACTGCATTTAAGTCTTTTACATTTTCAAGTAATTCAGGTTTTGCAGATGCAATAAGTTTGTAAGATTCAATAACAGCAACCGCTCCGCCTTTAACTCCTTTCCCCATTTCAATAGCGCTATCCTTAAGGAATTTCAAATCTTTCCCACTTGCACCGGTTATCGCTTGTAAATCAGCAATAGATTGATCAAATTCTTTAATTATCTTAATAGCTCCTTGCATAACCTGTGCAAAAGCAGCAGTTCCAGCAGCTAATCCAAAAGCCCCAGCAATATCTCTAACTCCAGAAGCAAATGATTTTAAATTTGGATAATTACCTACATTTTTTGTAAAATCCCCAACAGCTCTATCTGCTCTTTTTACTTGAGCATCTAATTTTTCAAACTCTTGTCTAGCTTTAATTGTTGCTTTAGAACTTTCTCCTTCAATAACTATTAAGTCCCGAAGTTTATTTTTAGCTTCGGTTCTCGCTCTATTCAGTTTATCATAAGCAGAAACCAAACCTAACTTTTCAAGAGTAGCTTGTTTTAACGCTCTATTGTTTATCTCATTTTGAACTCGCTCCTCAATAGTTAATTTTGTAGTTCTTTTTTTAGCAGCTTCTTCTTTATTAATAGCATCAAGTTCTAATTTCTTAGTTCTTAATGCTTCTTGTTTTATTTTTTCAGCACTTTTTAGCGCAGCTTCTTCGGCTTTAATTGCATTTTCAACTCTTTGTAAAGCCAATTTCTCCTCGTTTTTAGCGGTTATATAAGCTTGAGAATTATTTGCTTTTTGATAAGCTGTTGCTACTTGAGCTAATGCTTTAGCAGAATCTACTAATTCATTATTTGCTTGTATAGCAACTTGAATGTTTTTAGCATATTCTTTCCCGAATTCAAGACCTTCATCGGTGATTAGGTCTTTTCGTGTTATTGTTCCTCCTGACATAATTTCTATTTTTTAGAATTTGCAGTTTTATTCTTTTGAATTTGTTCCTCAATGCTTTTTAGTTTAGCATTTACTTGTTCTTTTAAAGCAAGCACCTTTGTAACCGAAACTGTATTGTAATCAAAATCATAGCCCAAAACAGAAGAATAGAAAGCGAAAACACGATCAATACTAACTTTTGTTGAAACAGAATTTGCATCCTTTTTTGGAAGTCTTTTTTTGATGTTTTTAGCTTTCATTTCTAAAGCTGAAGCTTCTCTTTCAATTCGCTTTAAATCATCATAATATGTTTCTTTGGATAGTTTATATCCATAACCTAAAAGAATGTCTACAAGCTCCTGATTATAGTCAAAATCAAGTGCAGTTAATGCAACCATAATACCTTTATGCTTACATTCGATAAATGCGATTTCTTTTTCCAATTGCAAAAGTTTCATTTCTTCCTTTTCGGGAGAAATAGCAGTATATTCTTGAAATAAGTCATTCCAAATTTTTTGCAGCAACTCTTTGTCTTCCTCTTTATTAGAAGAAAGCAAGTGAATCAATGACGCATCTTCAACAATGCGCATGAAAATTTTATAAGGAATAATCTCTAAAGAATTGTAAATCATATCTCTAATGTGTTTCTGTAAAGTTGTAATACAAATGGTTTTAATTTTTCTTCAATAACCATGTTTAAATTCTCATCACTAAGCCCGAACAAGTCCTTTGAAAGCCAATTATCGGAATCCATAATCAAACCCACCTTTGGATCAGTTGAGCCAAACACAACCATGTTGTTTTGAATTTTGGCGTACAATCCACCAAGTAAACCGCCTGTGTCTTTAGCATCGAAAGGTTCGCCTTTCTTTTTAGCACCTTTAGTAATAACTTCGGTTGCATAAGAATAGAAACCGATTGCATCGCCATATATATCCTTTGAATCTTCGTTTAACTGCTTTTTGTTTAAAGCGGTCAATTCCGATTCAATACTTCGGATAAAATCAAATAGTTCCTGATTTACTTTTTCGGGAGTAAGTCGATTTGCTTTTTGTAATTGTTCTTTTAGTGTAGCCATGATTATTAACAAAAAGAGGACGTTGTAATATGTTTCCACATCACACGTCCTCTTCTACAATAAGTTGATTTAAACTTCTTGTTTAGGCTTTTGAGTAGCGATTTTAAACGCTTTTTTCAATTCAACAAGCCTTTCTTTCTCGGGAATCTTTTTGAATACGTGTGTATTTTCAAATTCCTTTTTGAATTGCTCAAACGTTCTACTATAATTTTCTTCAAACGTAATGCCTTTGTACTGGTTACGTGTTGCTTTTGCCATAATCAGAAACTATTAAACGATTCCCGAAACAGTTAAAGCACCTGTACTTTCGTAAGTAGCCTCCGTTTTCTGAACAACTCCGTCTAAGTTAACCGTGAAACCGTTAGCAAAACCAGTTCCAGTCAATTCATAAACTCCGTTTTCATCAGCAGCTACAAATGAGTGAGTATGAGCAGCTCCTGTTCCGTCTAAAAGAACAACATCAGCATTTTCAAATACTTTCACTACATCATCGCCAGAACATCCAGCAGAAGCAGTAAATTTGATTGAAGTTGCAGAAGCAGAAACTAAAGCTAAATCAATATCGAAAATACCTTGTAATTCGATGTGTGACCAAGTTGGTTTTAAAACTACTGGACCATTCTCGAACTCTTTGTAGTCTTCGTAAGTCAAAGTTACTGGAGTGTATTGTGGTTTTTCGTCGGTAGCATCTACCATTTTACCAACTTCGATAGTAACTAATTGACCACGAACTTTTGTTCCGTCTGGTGTACAAGCTTTGATTTCTTGAGCATCTGTAAACTCATAAACGCGCATTTTCTTATTGTGGTAAGAAGCTAACGCTCTATGAGAACAAGCACCTAAGTGACATTCAAAGGTTCTGATTTTTTTACCATTTTTGGTTTTATAACGCTTTCTACCTTCGTAGTAAGTGTCTTCTGTATCAGCAACAGCCAAAGTTTCAATTTCAAATAATGGAATGATTTCTTTGTTAGCTTCTGCCGTTCTCCAAGTCGCTAACGTTTTAGCTGCTGTAGCTGTAGCGAATTCTTGAGAAGTCAAAGCTAAGGCATGACGTACAACCGGTGCGGTCAAACATTGCTCTTTAGCTCCTGTGTTTAAGGTTTGTGCGTCTGCTTGAGCGCACTCTATAATAGCTTTTGCCATCTTTTTTAGTTTTTACAATTGAACATGTATTTTAAATCGCCATTGATTGAGAAAATATGGTAAGGTTGCATATCATTCAACTTTACATTCTCGATATTAAAGCCTTTAAGCACGTTTGAAATGCCTTTTTCAACAGCCGTAATATCTAATACTTTTAATCTTCTAATCAATTTTAGGCAGTGATCTTGTATTTCTGTATCAGCTCTATTGGTTGCGTTTGGATATAGTTGGTCCAAATTCAACATAAAGACAATCTTAACTTTTGCGACAAACACAACGCCGTCTTTGGTGGTGTGTTTATCATCTTCTTCAACGAAAAAAACATTTCCTCCTGGCGCATTTTTATCATCATAATACACTTCTTTACGTTCTGATTTTGAAACGTGAACCTCTGGAATGAATGTCTTTGAATCTTTGTTCAAGCTTTTTTGAACACGTCCATAAAAATCAACATTAGAAAATCCAAGGTGGCCATGTAAGGCATCTTGAATAAATTTGATTTTTGTATCAATTCCGAGTGATGTATATGTGTTATAATTTGCCATAGTTACCAAGCATTACCGTCTTGAACAATTATTTTAAATGGAAAAAATTTATTTTGAGCCAATTTGATAGCGTTTTGAAATTTGTGAACTAAACCTTCTGCTACCAAAATGCCTGAATCATTTCTGTACCCTTCTAACTCCAATTTTAAATTTGATACAGAAAGTTTAGCATTTCGCTCAACTATATTGCTTCTTTTGGTGCTCATGAACATTTCAATAACCATAATAGCTACTTTATATCCAATTGCATTGTCAAACAATACGTTGTTTTCAGTAATAACTGCATCATAGCTATCTTTTGCAATGTAATCAGGATGTTGGTCCATGATTAAAGATAAAACCTCTAAAACAGCTCCTTTTCGGTATTCATTAAGAATAGCTTCAAATTGTTCTGCTGTTGGTTCTCTCTTTTCAATTGCCTCTATGATATTCTCAAGAGTAACTAATGAATGAAATGATTTGAAAAAGCGTCCAGAAGCACCAATTCGGATGGCTTCACTCATGGTTAAAGTGAAGCTATCCTCTTGTGGTGAACCAAACCCAATTCTTTCAGTTAAAGATTGTATGATTTCTTCTGAATACATTAGCTAATTTTTAAGCTGATTCTGTTAATTCTGCTACGAAAGCCAATTCTTGCTCTTCTGATAATTTATTAATCAACTCTAATAACTTAGCATCAGTTGTACTAGTAGTAATTGTTGATTTTGGATAAATTAATTTATAAGATGCAACTACTGAAGCTTTAGTGTACTCTGTTCCTTTGTAATCAAAGTTAGCATCACCTTCAGTTTGAGCGTCAGTTGCTGCTTCAGTTGTGTCCATAATATAGATAGAATCTATATTATTGATTACAGGAATAACTAATGCTTGTGCAGAAGTAAACTCTTTAATTGGATCGTTTTTATGGTATTTAGAAACCAAAATAAAATCATCCACTTTTTGATAATCAACCGATTTATCTTGGAATGTTTCTTCTGCTAATTTTCCATAAGTTAAAGTTCCAACCATCATATCCGTTAAGAATACAACCGCTCCAGCTTCCCAAGGATTTACAGACTTACGTTTTCCGTCTTTTTCAACTTGAACTGGTCTGTCAATTACCATGATTTCAACTCCTTGATTTGCCGTTAAGAACTCATTAGCTTTTTCAATCGAAGGAACCGCTGGAACATTTGAACCAGTGTAACCTAAATAGAAAGCATATTGTTCTTTTACTTGTGCATTAGCTTTGAATAAATTAAAAGTATTTCTATCCATTAAGATATAACGAACTACATCACCGTTAATTCTAGCTGCAGAAACTACATTTTCAATATCATCGATAGGTTTCGCTGATGCATCATCCCAAGGTTTAGTAACTCCATATTTATTTGAGTCTGGGTGACCGAAATTAACACGAATTGCAGTTCCTGGAGTATCTTCATCTGTGATAGATATAAACCCAGTAGATAATCCTTGTAAGAACATATACTCTAAACGCTCCCAAATGCCAGAAATACATTTGTCTGAATCTGCAAATAATTTTCTGATGATTTCAGCATCTGCTCCACCTGTAGCTAACAAGATGTTTAATTCGTTCATTGTCGACTCATTCAAATACAATTTCATACCAATTTTTGGAATGTCACCGTCTGCTTTTTTGATTGAATCTCTAATTTTTAATGGTAAACTTGAATCCATTGCAACTACATCAGCAGATACAACGTTTCCATTTACAGATAATGAACCCCATTTAAGAGTTGCAGAGAACTCTTTTCTTAACATGGTTCTGTGGTAGTAAGGTAACGGCAATTTTCCACCGTTCAACTTTTCAACAACTTTTTGGGCGATAATCTTAAAATATTTATCCACCCACTGTGGGAATAATGACTTTTCCATAATTTAAATTAATCTTGAGTGAATAAAATGTGAGTTAACGCTGTTTTTGCTCCCGATGGTACTGCTGGCAATTCATAGTTTACAATTGCTGCTTCGTTTACGTTTCCAGCCAACATCACTGATGCGAATGGCTTACTTGTTTTGATTGTTGCAATCAAAATTCCTTTGTAAGTGTGACCTGATGGTAATGATGCATAAGCACCAGAACTAATCGCTAATGGTTTCAACACTTTAGTAGCAGTTTCTTCGATGATAACTCTACCTGCTTTTAAAACTGCTTCTGTAACTCCAGTTACATCAAGCGTTTTTCCTCCTGCAATATCATGATCAACTTTCTTGATAATCACAACATCCATTGTGGTATCAAATTGAACAGGAGTATTGTCTAAATTTGCGGTTACGTCCGACATAATTTTTAGATTTTGTTTTTGTTAATACTAATTACATTGATGAAACAATATCATCAACTAACTTCTCGTCAACTGTTGAAGGTGGATTTCCTCCTCCAGCTGGACCAGGATAACTGTTACTATTAGCAGTTTCTTGAACCAAAGTTGAATACTCAGTTTCCAATGCTTGAATTTGTTCTTCAAATGGAGTTTCAGAGTTTACATCAATTCTATTTACCCAATTTTGGCGGATGCCTTCAGGAATGCGTTTAAGTACTTCTGATTTAGCAAATAGTTCAGATGCGGTTTGCTTCTTTGTTTCAATAATTTTACCAGTTTTCAGAGCCTCTAAATCACTTGTAACGCCATCTAATTTATCCAGTAATGCTTTTACATAAGTTGGGACCTCATCACCTTTTGGTGGTTCTGGATTCGGTGGCGTTGGAGGAGTAGGAGGTGTTGGAGGCGCAGGTTCTTTATGTTTCGCTTCTAATGTTCTAAGTCTATCGTCCTCACGAGCGATATCCTCAATACTTAAAATAGAATTGAAATCATTAATTACTGCATCAATCGCTGCATCGTCTGCATCGTCTGCTGGTTTACTCGCAAGTTTATCCGCTAATGCGTCTAACCTTTTTTGTGATAAGTTAGCCTTTGGAAATAAAGCTTTAAGTCTAGCTATCACTTTCGATTTTTCTACTGCCATAAGTTAAAATGTTAGTTAATAATATATTATGGAACAAATATAATTAATTTTTATTTTTATTTAGACTAAATAAGAATAAAGATTTTTTGCACAAAAAAACCACCTCGTCAGAAGTGGTTTGATTTTAATCTATTTTCCAACCTTGTATTGAGTTGAAATACTTGGTTTCACCTTGTGGATTTATCCATTCACGACCTCGCAAATTGATTGAAACGTTTACTTGCTGACCTACTTGTAAGTTGTTAAGTAAATCGCATTTATCCTGTGCAAACTCAATCAAAATAGGTTGAGGATATTGCTCTTCAGTAATTACTACCAATTCTCTCTTTTTGAATGAAGCGCTAACCTGTTGTGTTGGTCCAACGCTTCTAACTTTTCCAGCTACTACCATGATTATTGTTTTGGTGGAGTTACAACAATATGCCCTTTAGCAACTAAATGAGCAACCGCAAGAACAATCTCTTTCCTTTTTCTTCTGGATAACTTGCTTTTTTCCTCCATGATTAAATTGTACTCTTTAATCAAATATTCGTAACTTTTGATTAGATTTTTTGTTTTAGCTTCTTGTATTGCTTTTTTCGCAGCTCTTTTACGAAAGAACTCCTTGATAAATTTTAGCATTAGTATATGGTTTTAATGTTTGATATTTCGTATTGATAATGTTGTGATACTGATTCCGCACAAATTACTTCATACATTACTTTGTGTCCATCCCAAATGATAGCAGTCACCATTCGTGGCAACTGCTCAATATCATGTTTCAGATAAACTATATCCTCAATATTATATTCATTTGGTATTTCCATTATTCAACTATTGGATTTTGTTCTGATGCTTTTTCAGAATTAATCAAAGTCAATTCTTCCTCTGGGTTCTCAACCATATCAATCAATTTAATAGCAGATTGAGCAGACAATAAACCTGCCTCTTTTAATGATATAATAATATCTGTTGCGGTTTTAACATCATCTGGAATGATTGAATTGAAAACAATATCATAATATAAAGCACTTCCTAATCCTGATAAAGAAGTGTTTGTGGTTTTTATAATTCCCGACATGATCACATTAATAATTCTTTCAATCATAGTTCTATTTTCTCCCTCATTCATCGTTGACTTTATAACTGCATCAAGAAAAAGTAATTTTAAAGCAACTCCCGAAACACTACCAAGACCTTTAACGTTGTCAAATGATAAATCCGGTGTATGTGAAATTGAATAAATCAATTCTTTTAAATTATCAAATTCAAGTTTTGAACTTTCAGCAGAATTTGAAGACACCAAAAATTCAGCACCTCCCTTAATCCAATTTCCTGAATCGTCTTTTTTCATTGGTAAATTAATAATCTTGCCGTTATCATCTTTATTTGGCAAAGTCTTAATATCACCATGTATCAATAAAATTGGATAAGCTGTATAATCGTTTGAATTTCCTAATTTAGACAGAGTAGTTTCGTATCTATCAATTAATTCTTTTACTTCAAACCATTCTGGCTGTTCTTGAGATACATAAACAATAGGAATTCTATCAAATCCATGGGCTTTAGGACCTTCGTAAACTAAATCGCCTGTTTGGTCGCTTAATTTATGATAATTAAGTTCATCCCAAATTTCAATAATATTGAATTCTTTTCCATTTTCACTTGCTTTATATTTCCACATAAATAGCTCCATATTTCCGTTTTGCCCGAAGTATGGAGTCATTTGTCCTTGTGTATTATCAAGAATTTTTGATTTAATCTCTTTAACCTGTTTATTTAACTTAAAAAAAGATAAAACTTTATTTAAAAGTGAATTTTCTGTTGAATCCGCAATATAAAATTGAATTGCAGCTTGAGTTTCTGATTTTTTCAAAGAAACTATTTGTTGAATAGCTGCATCAATTCTGTTTATCTTCCAAATCTGATAAATCAATTTTGATAAATTGTTTTCTGCTGAAGGAATTAAAGTTACTGGCTTTCCTACTTCAAAAGCTGTTGCAGTAGTAACTATTTTTTTTGCAAAATTTATCGGAATACGAACAGCTTTTACTATTTTACCTCCAGTTATTGGTTTATCAACTTGTGTATTTCCAACTTGACTCTCTCTAAGCTTTCTATCTTTGTCCTTGTATTCCTTTTGATATTTTGAGATATCTTCTACATTTTTAGACTGCGCTTCAATAGTTGCAATCACTTTTTTTGGGTCGGTTTTTAAACCGTCTAATAAATTTGTTTCCATGGTTATTAATAATTAATGTTTTTTAAAGTTTCTGTGTCAGTTTCAAGTATTGCCGATTCTGAATTATGCGCAATGTGGCCATAACGAGCCATATCCCAAATGTGGTTAAACTTATCGATAGGCTGATTAATAGCGATTCCACCGATTTCTTTCATTCGGTAGTTTTGTTGTTCCTTTAGTGCTTCTCGGTAAAGATGATTTTTAACAATATGAATTTTTTTAGTTTTCATAGAGTTAAGCCAAAACATAACCGATTTAGTTTTACTGATTTTATAAGCATTTATAAAACCTCTTTGTTTCAATCCTCGAACCATTTCAACTGTTCCTTTGTTTTCTCCAGTGTATTTATCCGCAGAATCACAAGGGATAATGTCTTTAGCTGGGTCAATTCCGAGCTCTTCCATTAAAGAAGCTAAAGCATCAGGAGTTTCTATTGGTTCATAACATAACGGCTCAATCCAAATGTTGTACTCATCCTCTGCATATTTTCCAAGCACATTTGGATCTGTTGTAAATCCAAAGTCATTTGGATAAATTGGCGCTTTATCTTCTGGGAATTTATCAATCCATTCAACGTATGGGAAAATAACTCCTTTCATTGCGCCACGTAAACCAAGTCCGTAAACTTTCCAATTGAACTCGTCAGCAGTTCCGTTTTGAATGTTTGTTGGGTGCGGTGGTGGTTGGTTTGTTGATGTTACAGGCTCAATCTTTTTAGTGAGCTTATTGTAACACATTATCACAGAATTTTTAACAATGTATGATCCTGGCTTCCATGGTTCCCAACCAAGTATTTTGTTTTTCTCCCCAGCAGAAATATGTTTATTATCAAGATAGGTGGTTCGAAGAAAAACAACATCAGGACGAGTAAGTACTTTATCAAAAAACCAATGGTCTGTAACTGAAGGGTTGTAATCCGCCCACCAAAACTTACGACAACGCAATTCTACTTGGTCAAATACGGATTGCTTAATAAACATTATCTCATTAAAAAAGGCATAGTCACAACCTCCACCATGCTTACCGTCTCCAAGAAAGAATATTTTGCTTTTTCCAATCTTAAAAGACTTTACCTCGTCGTTATTATGAAATTTATTTGGCAGTCCGTAATCGTCAAGCCTGCGCTTGAAATCATCGTAAAGAGTAGTTTTAAATTCGTTGTAGGTTTCACGATAAATGTTGATTGTACATCCTTTTGGCTCGTAGTAAAGACAAAGCCAAATAATAATATCTACACCTGACCATGTTTTTCCAGAACGCGACGAACCTTCAAGTCCAGCGCCACGAAACCCAGAAACAAGCACATCATCGCCTTTTTCATCTTTCTCGTACTTCTGTTGAGTGATTGACTCAAATAGGAGTTTATAATTAGGGTTGGTATCTTCGTCTATTTTGGTTAGCTTTTTGCGTGAAATGTCAATCCCTTTTTCTTTCAAGAGAGTTTCAAGTTCCAACATTTCAGCATCTGTAAGCATTTTTAACTTTTATAGTTTATTTTCCAAAAACCAACTTGTTTATAATCATCTGAAATACCACCATTAACGCCGTCAATAATTTTAAAAGGCTTAGTACTTAATAATGTTTGGTCAACCACGAGAAAAACAGTATTAGTATCATTTCCAACTTCAATAAATAAAGGCTTTACTGGCTTCATAGAATCGGTACATTCTTCTAAACGAACAGCCCACGCATGTTCTACGTTTTGGACCTCTATGTATGTTTGTGGTATAATTTTCATAACATTTTCTAAATGAATAAATGTTCCTTTTTTGAAACGATGTTAGCGTCTTTCAATAACACCGTAAAGTTGTATGCAGAAGCTCTTGATATGTGCAATTTTTCGGCACGCTCAATAAGTTCCTCTGAACTGAAAATAAACATCGAGCAAACTATATCAATTAAATGTCTTCGCTCTAATGTGTTTCTTAATCGTTTTGCTTTGATATAAGCGTTTATTTTATCTCTGCGGTCTGAATGGCTAGCAACCATATTTTCTTTTGAATCTAACGAATCCAAAACAGCCAAACCAATAAGTGTTGGGTCGGTTGTCTTTTTTCCTTGAACGTAAACTTTATTATTTCTGATTATTATCATTTTCGATGATTTCTTTAATTAGTTTAAATTCAGTAATTGAAGTCATATACTGCTGAACATAATCAAGACCAAGTCTTTTTGCTTGCTCGTAATCGTGGTAAATGTTTTTGTAGTTCTTGGTTAGCAGTTTTTGTTTGAACTTATCAGTTCCTTCAAGAGATTTGAAATACTCGGTATTTTCAATAACCGCGACGAAGTTTGTAATATTTACTATCATAATGTTTTTTATTATGAAACACGAAAAGCAATTTTGACAATCTGTTTTTTATAAGCAACGAAAGGCTAACGTTATACGACCAGATTTTGCGTTGTTCTAATTTCTCGGTTCTTAACAAGGGAAGATTAAAAACCAATACATTACCCTATAACCTCAACGCAGCAGAATGATTTGACGAGCTATAAACAACCCGATAGGTTCTACTTGCTCATTTGTGCCTAACGCATGGGTATCGCTAAGGGGATGAGCTAAATTGCTTTTCAATATTTCAATTAACAACTAAATTTTGTAGCGGATGCCAGACTCGAACTGGTCTTATGGATTATGAGTCCATCGTGCTAGCCATTACACTACACCGCGATGTTGAAAGTCTTTCCTTTCTGTCAACTCTAGTTATCATCAACCTAACCTTAGCGTAACAATTCCGAGTAAGAACGAGTGGTCTTTCTTTTAAAATCCGTAGCCACTATTGAGGATTCCTTCTTTAAAATTGTGGAGGATAACGGATTCGAACCGCTTACTCTGTTGATACAATGTGCACTTACCAACTCTGCTCTATCCGATGAGCTACTTCCACTTGATCATTCTTTCGCTTTTAACCCAAAGGAAACAGTTTCACAGTTAACGAAGGGAGCTTCCCATATTGTCTGAAGCTAATGGCCTTTATTTTTTGATACCTCGTCTTAAACGATTTACCTTGTTTTTAATCTTTTGACTTTTACTCGGGAAATAAATCGGTGAGTAGGATGGACCGAAATATGTCGGAGCACTAGGTCTACCATCAAATTTGTGAGATTGTTCCGTTTCATTTTTTAATTGATTCATACTCTTTGAAGCCTGTTCCGCTTGTGAAGCCAAACCAAACATTGCAGCAGCTAACCCGATAATTGATTTTCTCATAATTTATTGTTTTTTCGTTGCATCAAAAATAATACATTTTGCAACATAATTGCAAAATATGTTATTATTTATTTAAAAAAAATCTAAACATTGAGTTTAGAAGCTTTTTCGAGTAATGCCTCAAGTCTTTTTTGCTTTTCTTCGCTAAACTCAAAAGAATCAGGAATTAAAGGGTTTTCTTTATCACCACGCAATACGGTTACTTTTGGAATATAAAGACCTTCAAGCTTTGTGATTTCCTTTTTAATTGAATTGATAACGGACATTCCTTGCGGTGTACCTTTATAGCTTTCTTTCATGTTACGAATATCCTGTTTTAATTCAGCTATTCGCATGATACGCTTTTGCTCAATGGTTGCTTCTTCGTCTTGTTGCCATGCAACGTAGGCTTTTTTAAGAAGTTCCTTTGCTTGGCGACGGCTTATATTGTTTCCGTCTTTGTTTTGGAATTGGTTGCAAATGTTTTTAAGTATCAAATAATCGGGCACACCATTAATAATCCACCCTTGAATGGTGAATACACGTCTTTCTGTTTCTTCTTTGGAAGATCTAACGCCAGCCATAAATTATTGTTTTGGATACATTCGTTTTATAACTTCAATATGTCTAGATAATTCTGTAATTCTATCTCTAAGTTTTACAGCTTCACGCTCACGCATACGACGAATTTCGGAATCATTTTCTGTTATAGATGAATCTTGATATGCTTTTAGTGCGTGTTCATTTATTCCTTTTTCACCCTCAAGGTAAGCGATAATATTATCTCTAATTTCCATAATTATTTGATAGTTAGTAAGCGCCATTGTGAAAAAAGAATTGGTTATAATGGCGTAAAAATAACCAATTCTTATATTAGTTTCGTTCTAAATTACTTCTGTAGATTCTTCGAGCTCGCCAAGGTTTAATTCAGGATAATTTTCTTTGATTTTCTTCGGGTCGCCTTTGTAGAAAACTAACACGTTTTGGTGCATTTTACCAACCTTACGACCTCCGTTGAATTGTCGCCTTACTCGAATAGCTAAAGAACCCACAACGTTTACTAAAATGATTTCGTTGTATAGTTCCATTCCAGCATCTTTAAAGGCTTGAATAGTATCGCTGACAAAGTTGTAATAGAATCCGTTTTTGTCGCGAACATCACCCACCACGAAACACGCAAATCGGTCGTCTTTTAGTTGGGCAACTGATTTTTTAATGATTGAAAAGTAAACTTCTTTAAACTGATCATAATCCATATTGGATAAATCTTTTGGGTCGTCGCTATACTTTTCAAGGTCGGCATAAGGTGGGCACGAGTAAACGAAATCAAATTCTCTTTCTTCACTTACTTTAGTTCCTAAAACTTCATTACTATCTCCAGCGAACCATTTAACAGTTGCTGGTCCTAATCCTAAAATATTAGCTTGCTTTCTATTTGCTTCCACTTGGTCATCGCGCAAATCAATTCCTAAATAATCATAACCAAGTACGCCAGCAACTACACCACGAACAGAACCACCAGCAAATGGGTCTAATATTCTTCCACCAACAGGACAGAACCAACGATAAGACAATTCACAAAGTACTGGGTCAAAGATACTCGCGCCTTCGTAAACGTGCATTCCTTTTTTCTTGGCGTAATCAATGATTTCATCCCAAGTAGGCTCACGTTGTAACATGTCGCGCATCTTGTTCTTTAGTTCGTAAATTCCTGTTGATTGACCGCTTTTAGCGATTAGCTCGACATCCTCGCGAGTTTCTTGTGAGTTGAAACCTAATTGTAACCATTTTCTTTTACGTTCTTGCCACGCTCCAGAACGAGTATCTAATATCGAGAAAGGAGGGAAGATGAAACTGTCTTTTAACGATGAAGGTGTGATTTTGTCTCCTGGCTCAATTCCTGATGATTGATTTAATAAACCTTGAAAGGCAATATCATCAAATTCAGGAATATTCATTATCGCTTGCAAATCTGGAAAATCCAAATCGAAGTTCTTAACGAAGTCAAGTAATCCTTGTTGAGTGATTTTTGCGTATGCAGATGAATAAACCAAAACCAATTCAGCTGCTTCTTTCATGTCCTTGCAGTTGATAAAGGTTGCTGGTAGCATTTGTGGAACTTCATAACCGTTTTCGGCAACGGACATTAAATCCAAAAATCTATGTCTTCCGTCAAGGCAATAGTTTATGCCGTTGTGGTGCCATACCTTGAACGGGTCAGCAAATTGATATTTAAGCAACGATTCGATTAACTTCTTGTCGCCATTAGGCAACCATTCTTTGAAGTCTTCTTGTTGGATGAATTGAAGTTCTAACCACTTTATGGGTTCGGTTTTGATAATGCGTGATTCAATAACAGCTTGACTCATTGGGATTTAATTTTTTATTTTGGTTATATTTTACAACAAAAATAACATATTTTGCAACAATATAACATATTTTGCAAATAAAAAAAGCCACCCTATGTGGATGGCTTAAAACTTATGTAATTGATTTTTAACTATTTATGCTTTTTGTTTTTGATAATCGGAGTAATGTTTTTTTACTAACTGACAATAAGTACAGTTTGCTTTATGTTGCACAGGATATAAGAAAGAGTTGCCACAAGGTATGCAATTGTTACTTTTTACCCTTTCAATTACTTCATTTGTGGGTTTATTATCGTCAAAAACAGAAAAAGCGTGACACTTTTCGCATAGATTCATGTACATTGTGTCGGTTTGAGTATTGCATTTTTCGCACTTTGGCATGATGCTATTTTTTACAGGTTTGACAAATTCCGTTTTTGAATAGCTGAACGGAGAAACAGCGTTTGCAATATTTCCACATGGTTATAGAATATCGAAAGTTCCAAGTTGATAAAGTCCGGTGCTTCCATCTTCAAATTGAATTGTTACATCGGCACTTCCGTATTCAAAATCTTGAAAAGATTCTTCGTCTAATACTTCAACTTTTATAACAGTTCCAATCTGCCCTCTCTTGTTGAAAGGGTCAGATGTTAGGAAATTGTCAATTTGTACTTTTTGGTCTATTAAGTTTTTCATGATGTTTTAGTTTTGAAATTCAAATCTTCCGTTGATGTCGTATGTTAATTCTTGAGAAAGGTTTTCTTCAAGTTCGTCGGCTTCCCATTCTTCTATTTCGAATTCGTAAGCTCCAGTTCTAACATTCCATTCTGCGTGAAAAGGCGAGTTATTTAAACGGTCTTGAAAAACGTTTGCATCAATTGTAGTGCGAGGTGTGAAATAAAGTGTTGCCATAATACTGCTTTTTTATATTGTTAATTGTAGAGCAATATTGGGTTGACATTTTGGAAGTATCAAGAGATTTCTAACAAATGATTAGAAACATTAAAACGATTTCCAATCAGGCTGTTATTCAATTTTATAAAACTTTTTACAATGCTTACATTCTGTAATTTTAATGCTCATTGGAATCCAGTTGACTTCTCCATTTCTTTCAATCGTGTGTTTTTGGTGAAGTCCAAAAAAACAAAACAATCTATGTAAGTATTTCATACTAATCTATTTTAAAAACACCCATTTTATACAACTCATACACTATATCGGCTTCATGGAAAGCATCATCTGCACCTCTGTGTTGTTCAATATAACCAACATCACCAAAGAAGTGTTTGTGTGCTTCTTCTACTGAAGGCCATTTGAATCCATATCCACGTATTTTAGGTATTTTGCAGATATCTGTTGAAAGTTTCATTGGGCACGGCAATTTTTTAGGAAAAACAAAACCTCTGGTTTCCATAAATCCAAAATCGAAAGCATTGTTGAATGCGGTTGCTCCAATTCCGTATTGGTTTATGATACTTTGTATTTCAGGTTTCAGAATGTGCAGCGGTTTTGATGTTCTGATTTCTTCTACGGTTAATGTGGAGTTTTGAATAATCCATGCTTTCTCAACTTCTTCACGAGTGATTCCTGTTTCGTGTGTTACTTGGTCAAAAATGATTTGTTTGTTTCCGTTTGAAAGGTCAAGTTCTACGATTCCGACCTCAACTATTTTACCACCTCTTTGTAAAAAGTCGGTGGTTTCTATGTCTATGATTAAAATTTTGCTCATTTTTATTTTTTAAAGGCGTTAGTGTCTTTTAAATATTGAATTGCTTCCTCTCTGATTTTATGAAGTATTGGACTTAATTTTTTGCCTTTGTAAGTAAATACTTTTATGCTTTCAAATTCTTCATCAGAGAGGCTTCGTATCGGGATATGATTTATGTAATCAGTTTTGAAAACTTTATTTGTTGTACGAAGAATAAATATATCACCTTCTTTGTAAATTTCACACCTTGTGACATTTAGCATTTTATAAATTTGTTTCTTCATTTTTAATATTATTCTGGTTCAATTTCTTCTTTCGCTACCATTTCTTCATATTCAGCTACACATTTTTTACAAGTCCAACATTCATCAATTGAGCTCATAGTTGAAATGTGATTTACTGAATTACAATCTTCGCAATGTTGATAATCGGTTTCCCAGAAACTCAATTTTCCTTTTACGTTTAGGATTGGTTTTTCGTATAGAACAGGATTAGCTAAAACCCAGTTGTATATTGGTTTGTCTACAAATACGCCTGATGTAGTTTGTCTTGAATTAGAAATGTCTGTTTTCTCCGCCCAAATACTCGGATGATTAATTACGCAATCGATGATGTCAACTTCACCGATAATTGCTGATGTTATTAATGCTGTATCAAAAAATCTGAAATTTGATTGTTTAACCATGAAATTTAATTGAACATCATTTAATAGCTGAGCTGGTCTTCCAGCCGAAACTCCAGAAGCATGAATAAAAATTCTACCTCGAAAATTGGTTTTCCAAGTGCGGTTCTCGATGTCTTTAATACCATGAGCTATAAGTGAAGCCCACGGTTGTTTGATTGAAAGTGCCTTCATATCTAGTAAATTGGTGGTTTTGGTTGTTCGATTGGTCTGTAGTGTGTGAATTTATCTTTATCAATACTATTGTAGGTAAACATTTCATCAATTACAAAATTCCCATCTTCAAACATTTTACCGCATAAGTAATAAATATCTCCCTCTTTTGGTAAATCTTCTTCGCTTTCAATCTTTATCCAGCCGTTATTGTCTTCGATTCCTTTTAGTGATGACATTCTCCAATGAAGTTCATTATTTATAAATGTTCTTTCGCATTCAGATAATACCCAAATTGAATCGCCTAAAATACTATCAGGAAACCAGCCGTTTTCATCAATATTTTCTTTTAAGAATTCCCAACGCTCTCCGTATGCTTGCTTAATTGCTTCTTGCTTATCCATACCTAAACGATTTTATTAATAAATTCAACTGGAGTGCAATTTTCTATATCTGCAAGGTTTCGGATAACCATTGCTTTGTTCTTTAATTGGCTTAAATCAAATTCTTGCCATATTTCAAAAAACAAACCATTTTTCTTAATGTCTTTGATTTTCATTTCTGAAACATCCATTTGTCCTGGAACACATTCACGACAGAAAAAATCATCATCTGAATTCAATATTTTTTCTTCGTTGGCTTGGTAGTAACGGTCTACTTCTTCAAAGTTTAGCCATGCAACGAAGTAATCGTCGTTATCATCAGCATAACCACTTTTAAAAGGCTTTGATACTTCAAAAGGTTTGAACAATTCAACTACTGATTTGCTACATAGGAAGTATTCGCACTTTAATTGAATTGAATCTTTGAAAAAGTCGTCTGTTTTTTGCTTTAGTTCCTCAATTGTTTTGCCTGAAATTTCTACTTCAAAGCGAGTATTTAAAGAATCATTGAAAGCAACTGTTTTGGAAATAAATCCAAATTTTGATGAGCCATTACTGGCAATTGGTTGTACGATTGGTTCGTAATAATATGATTTTTTCATTTTTAAAATAAGCTTAATTGTGGGTTTGTGATTTGTTTTAGTGCGTTTTGGTATGCTTTGTGAGCGTCTTTTTCTCTATTGAAAAACCCTAAATGCTTTTGTTTATTTTCAATTTTAATTTGAGCCACATATTTTTGTTTTGAAGTAACAAAACAAACTCCAACGTATTTTGAAGTTACGTTTAGGTGTTTTTTATGGCAATTCGCTCTATTTGAAATTATTTCAAGGTTTATAGCTCTATTATCTGTTTTTATATAATTTTTATGATTAACCACCAACTCCATACCACAAGGGATATGATTTAAAAAAGCTTCTGCAACAGCCTGATGCACTTTTTTAAGTTTTTGTTTTCCATTTTTAGAAGCATTAAAAACTAAATAATGTCTTTTTGGTAAATTTAATTTTATGATTTTGCCTTTTCGTATTTTTCCAACTGGAAGAGATTTAATTCTTCCTAAGTCGGAAACCTGATATAAACCTTCATATCCTTTTACATCTTTCCAAATTTCAGTTTTTTGGATTTCATCTATTTCACAGAAATAAACAATACTTTCTTGAGTAAAAATTTTATTGTATTCCATAATAAAAACATAAAACCTTAAAAGTTTCGAGGTGGTGGCTCTACTCCTTTTAAGGCTTTTCCTTGTGTTTTATTTTCCATTGTAACAAATCCACCACAGATATTACAGTTACAAATATAAAGTAAAATGCAAGTATTATGCAAGCAAAATGAAATTAATTTTTATTTTAAAACCACAGGCATGACCAACATCAGTAATTCCTCTCCTTCTTCTTGTCCGTCTAATGGCATCAGGATTCCAGCTCTGTTTGGTTCTGACATTTCAAGTGTTACTTGTTCAGATGTTGTATTTTTCAACATTTCCAACAAGAATTTTGAATTAAATCCAATTGCAAAATCATTTCCAGTATAGCTGCAGGTTAAAACCTCGTTCCCATTTTTGCTCGTTTCTTTGTCTTCTGCAGAAATGGTCAACTCATTGCCTTTGAATCCTAATCGCATTTGGTGGGTTTCTTTACTAGAAAGAATAGAAACACGATTAACAGAGGTTGCAAGTAAGTTTCTGTCAATGGTTAATTTGTTCGGATTTTCCTTTGGAATAACCGCTTCATAGTTTGGATATTTAGCATCGATTAATCGACAAATCAATTCAAACTGATCAAACACATATTTTGCATTTGATTGGTTGTATTCGGTCACCACATCCACCTCAAGTGTTTGCAAAATTCCTTTTAAAACATTCAATGCTTTTTTAGGCATAACGAATGAAGCTTCTTCTGTGGCTTGAATATCTTTTCTTGAATACTTAACCAATTTATGTGCATCTGTTGAAGCGAAGATTAAACCGGTTGTAGTTAATTGGAAATACACACCTGTAAAGGCTGGTCTTAAATCATCTGTTCCCGTTGCAAAAATTGTTTTGCTGATTGCCGTTGAAAGCACTTTACTTGGAATAATAGTTCTTGAAGTATTTTCCATTTCGATAGCTTTCGGAAATTCAAGACCTGAAACGTAAGCGATTTCATAAATCCCTGAATCGGTTTTGATTTTTAAAACGTTGTTTTCTAAAAATTCTAAAACCAAAGGTTGCTCAGGTAGTGTTTTTAGAATATCGATTAAAAGTCGAGCAGGAACACATGCAAGTCCTTTTTCTTGTGATTCGATTTCGATGTTTACCTTCATGGTAGTTTCTAAATCGGAAGCCGTTACTTTTAATAAATTTCCTTCAAAATCGAAAAGGAAATTGTCAAGGATTGGCATTGTGTTTGAAGTGTTGATAACTCCGCTTAAAACTTGCAAGTTCTTTAATAACTTGGCTGATGATACAAAAATTCTCATGGTTATTTAATTAAATTGATTCTACTAATTGTTTTGATTTTCTTGTTTTTTTAGGTCGAACGATTTCAGCAATTTTGGAAAGGTTCTTTTTTACTGTTTCCACTATGATATCGTGATGTTCTGTTGGTTCGTTTTTTAAACCGCGAGCCTGTGTGATTTTTAATTTCTCTAAATCAATTTCGATAGTTTCGATTGGCTCATTATTGATTCGAGCTGATAAGACAAGGGATTCTTTTTTGGCAAAGTATCGGTTGGTAAAAACACAATGTTTGAGTTTATCGCCTTCCTTTATGAATTCCTGGACTGACTTTAAAGGGATGATAACAATCGGTCCATTTGTAAATTGAAGATCAAAGAATTTTGATTTTTCACGCAAATAAAATTCATTATCAATTTCTGCTCTTTTCCTTTGCTCTTCTTCTTCTCGTTTTTTCTGGATGATTCGATTTTTAGCAACCAATTTATCATGCTCTTTTTTCAAATCTTTAGGACAAACAAATTTTACATTTCGTCTATCTTTATTGAAGTAGTGCAACAAATCCATATAATCCATCCAAAGTCCAGCATCTTTTACTTTGTATCTATTTCGTAAACAGATTTTAATGCTATCCCAATAGTAAGTGATACTTCTACCACTTTGGTTAATATGGGCATCAACCAACCAATACTGTTTAGCTTTTAAAAGTGTTTCAAGTTTTGGATGATGAGGGATGTGCTTAATAGCATCTAAGAAAGTAACTTGTTGAAGATTAGTATTGATTCCGTATTTTTTCCATTCTTTCTTAATAACCGAATCAGGGTGATACTTTCGGGCATATACATCGTATTTTCTACCACTGTAACCATAATATCTGCCTTCTTCTCTTATTTCCATAGAACCACCCCAGCTATCACAGAAACCTTGAGTATAATGCGCCTTTCCAAACATGGTAACCTTTAAATCGGGTTGAATCCAGTATTGAAGTATTTCGTGAATATAAACATCAGCCGAAAATCCTTTTTTGTAGTTAGCAATAATCTCAAAGTTTCTTACTACTTGGAATTCCTCTACAATTTCAGTAATTGCAAAATAGTTTATTTGGTGATCAGTTGTATTTCTGGATTCTTTGATTTGAAGCTTTGTGCCACAATGCGGACAAACTGCTTTTTTTCTACTTACTAATTGCGGTGAAAAGGTCTCACCGCAATCTAAACACAACACTCTATTTTTGGTGGCATATCCTCGATGTTCTAAACATTCTGCTTTTGCCCATTCTTTTTGTTGCTTGGAAATTGGAAATAAATTTTTTGCTAATCCAGCAACTCGATGATGAAGTTTATTTCTCGGTTTCATAGGCTTTACTCTGGAAAATCAAATGATAATGTTGCTTGCTGTTTTGGTGCTTTTTCTTTTGGAGTTTTATTTGGTTGCTCTTGCACCGGATTTTCTTTTGGTTCTTTTTTAGCTTTTTGCTTCGGAGCTTCTGCATGATGATTAACCACTACTTTAGCATTAATCTTTTTACCTACTTCGATATTATCTTCATCGTAGTAGTGAACTGCCATTCCAAAAATTTCTTCATCTGCAAAACCCATTTGTCCTAATTTTTGAACTTGGTTTAGAATGTAAGTGCAACAATCATCGATGTTTTTGTTTTCCTTTTTTAAGGTTTCAGCAAATAAGTTGTCTTTTGCTGCTAATTGGTTTAAGTGATTTTCAATCACTGTTTTGAATTGTGGTGATACGCTCATTTTATTTTTATATTTGATTAAACTTCTACTAAATCAAAAAGTGTTGGCACATTGATTTTATATTCTATTGATTTTAAATAGAATAATCCATCATCATAATACTCAGGCTTTAACTCTGTACTTATAGCACCTCTTCCCATTTCTAAAGCTTTGTAAGCTGTTGAAAACAAACCTCCGAACGGGTCATCTACCAAATCACCTTTCATCGTGAATCTTTCAATTAGCCTTTCAATTATATCTAATTGCAAAGGACAAATGTGCTTTTCTCTTTTTCTGTTGGCTTGGTTTGCATTTAAGGTGTTCATTCTGTTTACATCCGTCCAAACTAAATCAGAAGGAGAGGTTGGAGGTATAGTCATAAACAAACGGCTTAATTTTCCAGCTTTTTCTAAATCAGAACAAACCCTTAAATGTTCCTGAAAGTCGTATAAGTTTTTTTTATCAAAATCTCTCCATCTGTTAAAAACGGATTTCATATCTGACGCTGTTAATTCCTCACTACTGATAAATCTATTACCTGAAGACTTCCAATAAGCGTGAGCGTCTAATTGCCATCTGTCAATTGGATATTCATTTTTTGCTTTCACACAAGGTTCGTCAGCGTAAGCATTATTGCTTTCTGATGGTTTTTTTCTGAATAATAAAATATATTCAGGAAGTCCAACTCCCATTTTAGTTGCATCCTTGCATTGCTCCGACCATCCTAAACGATAAGTTTGATTATTTTCTCTAACCACATCTGTTGTAACTGTTATTTTTCCAACAAGATAAAAACCATGTTTAACAAAATGAGCAACTGTTTTTCCTGAGAAGTCATCTATTGTAGTAAATGATGTTCCGTTTTGATAGCTGTAACGAATTCTGTCTTTCACATGAATAGCTGCTATTTTACCAGGTTTTAATGTTCTTAATAGATTTGGAGTTAAAAAATCCATTTGTTTAAAGAACTCATCATTTCCGTGATTATGCCCCATATCGTTATAGTTATCGCTATATTCGTAATGGTCTCCAAAAGGAATTGAAGTTAAAATCATATCGGTAGAATTATCTTCCATTTCTTGGTGAATAACTACTGTATCTTCATTAAAAACTGTTGCGTTTCCAATTTTTGCGTGTCTTCTATTTTCAAAAATTTGTCTTTTCATGTCTGCTGTAATTTTATCTGTATTTAGTCCATATTCTCGAACTATGTTTATCATTTCTGTTTGTAACTCAATATGATTTCGCCATTTTTCTTTTAATGTTTTAAGTACCTCACGTTCATTATTTGTGAAAATTGCATAAACATTAACTTCATTTTCTTGACGAAATCTATAACAGCGGTGAATAGCTTGTATGAAATTATTGAACTTGTAGTCTATACCAACAAAAACCATATCAGAACAAGCATGTTGAAAATTACATCCGCTTCCAGCTATTTCTGGTTTAGTTGAAAGAATCTGAAACTTTGAATGTTTAAAATCAATCAAAGTATTTTCTTTTTCAGTATTTGACTGTGATCCATAAACAGATTTTAAATCAAAATCTTTAAACTTTTTTTCAAGTTCAGCTCGCTCACTTTCTCTATGGTGCCATAGAATCCAATTTGCATTTGGTTTTTCATTCACCAAATCAAATGTCTTTTTAACCCTTATTTCGATACTTTCCTTTTTCTCTCTTGAAGTATCAACAAGGCTTTTTGTAGTATCTTTAAATAAAACTATTTTTCCTTCTTTATTGGTTACAATACCATCTGGAGTATTCTCAATTTCAATTTCATGAAAATTTAATTTAGGTAAATTATAACCTGTATCATCATAACCTAAATCTGATGGCTTATTAATGAAAACAGCCCACGTTGAAACCCATTTCCAAAACTCCTCTTTTTTGTTTTCGTACAAAGTAAGATGTCCTGCTTTTGTTGAATCTCTTTGAAAAAATCTTGTAAGGGCATGTCCTCTATCAATTACCCCTAAATAATCAGCGTAATTTAAAATCTCTATAAAATCATTTGGAGTTGGTGTAGCTGTTGTTACAAATCGATAGTTTATTTTACTGAAATGCTTTAAAACATAATTTGTTGTTTCTGTTTTTAGATTTCTAAGAATAGAGGCTTCATCAAAAGAAACACCGCCAAAACATTCTGGATTTATATCTCCTTTACGAACTCTTTCGTAATTTGTTAGATATATTGCTAATTCTGAAGAATCAAATTCATCTGTATCAGTAATATATTTTACTTGGTATTTAGCACCTAAAAGTTCGTTATCGTCTCTGAATTCTCCAACAACACCTAAAGGCATACAAATAAGAAAAGGTTTTTTTGTTTTATCAATTATTAATCTTGCAATTTCTAATTGCATAAGTGTTTTTCCAAGTCCAAAACTCGCGAAAATAGCTCTACGACCTCCAGAAATAGCCCAATGAATAATGTCTTTTTGATGCGGTAATGCAATTGGATTTATATCGTTTTTATCGATTTCTGTTCCAAAAGTTCCAGCTACTACTATTTTTTTTTCTAAAAATTCTAAATATTCGCTCATATATGGATATAAGTATTATTATCGCTTGTTAGTTGAAGCAATATTGGGTTGATAAATGATACTGTGAAAGGAATTTTTTACTTATCTGCCATAGATAAGCATAAACGCATCCCTTTGTTCCTGATTGGTTCTAAAGGTGATACCAGTTAGCTTTTTGAAGAAGTCGCTATCTTTTTTTGAGTTGGTTGGTTTAACTTTTACATGTGGGATATTTAAGTACTCGCACATTTCACAAATTTTCTTTGCGGTTTCAAAGTTTGCACCGGTGTATTCTCCTATTTTAGCATTGAAAGCAGCACTTTTTCCTGCTTTTTTATGCCAATTTGATTTATTTAAAAATCCGCATTCAACGTAAACAGTTGGTTTTCTTTCCTTTTCTCTATAAAATTTCAAGTAATCAAATAGTTTAAAGAAAGTAAGGTTATCAAGTGTTACGTTGTTACCGTCTATTATGGCCACTCCTGATTTATCTACATCAGGATCAATACCAATTAAAAATTTATCTTTTGACATTGTTGTTTTCTGATTTTTGGCACTCACATACTTCACAAGCACCATTGCAATTATCTTTTTTCATATTATTTCCTAAATGATTTACCTTTAAATTCAATGATATTAAACATTTCAAACATTCTATCGTAAATATGCCCTCCGTATCTAACACCGCACTCCTGAATAGCAAAGTCAATGTTGTTTGGGTAGTCTTCGTGAAAATTCATTGAACCAAAAGATTTGGTTTTATTAAATTTTTCATCTGAATATTTTTTCTGATTGTTATAACGTTTCTCTAAAATTGACTTAACAACATTAGTTATACCGAAGTTAGAAGCATCTTTTTCGCGTTTCATGTCATCAAGAAATAAATTTCCATTTGAATATTTAGAGAAAAACATTTCCTTTTCTTGACCTGTTTTTAAAAATTCATACTCAGTTGCTAATGATTCTGTAGTTTTAAATCTAAATTTTAATCGATTCCAGTCTCCTGAAGTATCCCATTTTTCCTTTAAAGAATATTCACAATAATAATTTATCATGTACTCAAGCGCTTTCATTACAGAAGTTTTTCCATTACCCACATTACCAATAAGTAATAAGCCTTTTTTGAATGATGGCTGTAAGGTTTTATTTCCAATAACTTTTACTGAATTTTCAGCATCAAAAAAAGTATGATCATAAGCGAAATATTTTATAATTGGCTCTATGTTTTTTATTGATTCCTGATTTATAATAAAATCAACACCGTTCAAAAATTTGTATGCAGTTAAGAAATTCTTGTATATTGTTTTTTTATCAGGAATTAATCCGTCTTTTAATTCTGGAACTTCTTTATTGTTTGAAAATAATTTATCCCAATAATCAAGTTCTTTTTTAAAACCATCTTCTTTTTTCTCAAACTTATTTTCATAATTTTCGATTTGCTTTAATTCAAAATCAGATAGTTTTTTTTGTTCTTTATCAGAGTTCATAAAATTGTAATTATTAAAATCACTTCTTTTTTGAATCAGCTGATTATATTTTCTAATTCCGATGAATTCATTATCAAAATCTAAAATCTTTTTTTCTGGAAAATAAAACTTCAAATCTTCATCATTTAAATTTGGATATTGTGATCTCAACTCATCCAGAGAAACTTTCACAAATTCTTGTTGCTGCAATTCTTTCATAATTAATTTTTTGAAATTAAATCTCCTTTTATTTTTGATGGTTTTGAATTTTTTGGAAGCCAATTAATAAAATGCGAAATGAATTCTGATTTATTGTAATGTAATTTTTCAATTGTCCTTAAAAACAATTCAAATTCATCTAATTTTTCAGAAACTAAATCGATAGTAATTTTTTGTTGCATTGCAACTGTTTCAATCCAAGTTTGAGATTCATTTTTTAAAGAAAATAAATGCTCTAAATTTTTTTTGTTGTCGAAGATTTTTTCTTTTTCTTCTTCATTGTTAATTGGTAAATTGGTAATTGGTATATTTGTCTTATTATACTCACCGTGCGTTGTAAGGTGCGTTGTAAGGTGCGTTGTAATGTGCTTTGATACGTGCTTTGTGTTTGCTTTATCATATGCTTTGTAATTTGCTTTGTAATTTTCTTTCAAAGCAACCACGTTACTTGAGTGCTGATTTTTGGAATATTGGATAACTTCTATAAACCCAAAATCAACTAAATCATCAAAAGTTTTCTTATAAACTGAATAGCTTTTAATTCCAATAGCATCTAATACCATTGAAGCAGGAAGTCCGAATTTTTGCTTCCAACCTAATCTATTACAATGTTCAACTGTAAAAGCATAAAGAGCACAATGCACGGGTTTAATTACCTCTGGGTTTTCAAAAGCAAAATCCCAAAAAGCTCTCATTAAAGAATAGTAATCAAGTTTTGCCATTAGTTAATATGTTATTTTTTAAATATTCTCTTTCTATTTCAGTAAGGGTGTGTGAAGTATAAATGGTTTTATCAACTATTTGTATTTTTACCTCAACACCGCTATCTCTAAAAATATAAAAAGTGTTTTCTTCGTGGAAAGAACCACAAATAGTTATTTTATTTTCCATTTATTCTACTTTTGAAAAGGGACGTTTGTTAATTGACGGCCATTATTCCAAATTGAAAATCCGTTTTGATTTTCAATGATTTTCATGGTTTCAATTTTCCCGAAAAAATTTAAGTTTCCACCCATATCAACAACCCAACCTTTTTTCTTTTCTCCGTTTTGGTAAGTATAAATTCTCATTACTCTACCAACTATTTGATAGAACAAGGATAAACTCATAGTTGAACGGGCAATTAATACGGCTTCTAGGGCAGGATAATCAAAACCTGTAGTAAGTACTCCAACATTGATTAAACATTTGATTTTTCCGTTCTTAAATTGGCTTAAAATACGCTCACGTTCTTGCTTCTTTGTATCTCCAGTTAGAACTGCAGAACCAGGTATCTTTTTTTGTACTGAAATAGCTTCTTCAATTAGGGAGCAAAAAATCAAACAATTAGCTCTTTTGTTTAGAATTGTAAAAGCAGTTTTTGCAATTCTCAAAGGCATGTCAATTGATTTATAATATCTTCTTAATGAATTTTGGGTAAAGTCAGTTCCTGAACTATTCACTTCTAATTTTGATCTGTCAATTACATCAAAATTATAATACTCTAATTCAGCTAAAAAGCCAGAATTAAAAAGTAAATCATTCTGAACGTAATATAAAACATCATCAAAAATTCGTGGATTACTTCTGGTTAAGAATGTTAATTGAGGTCCTTCGGAAGTTTGTTCTAATCGGTATGGTGTAGCGGTTAATCCTAATGTTTTAGCCTCAGGAAAATGCTTGATAAATTCTTGATACATTCCTGCTTCTGAATTTACAAGGTGGCATTCATCTATAAGGATGTTTTTTAATCCTTTGAATAAATGCTTTTTGTTAATTACTGAACCAATAGTGCAAAAAGTTACTTTATCAATTCTTTTTTCTCCAGCTGATGCGCTATAAATCGATGCTTTGCCGTAATTAGAAAACTTTTCGTAATTCTGTTCTAATATTTCTTTGGAAGGTTGGAGGACAACTGTTTTGCCCTCCAATGGTTCCAATATTTTAGCTATTACAACAGACTTACCCGAACCGGTGGGAAGTATCACTAAAGCACTTCTTTTTTCGGTTTCTGATTTCAGAAAATCAACACTTCTTTGTATTGATTCCGCTTGGTATGGTCTTAGTTGAAACGCCATTTTATTCCTCAGATGTTACTTTTCCATTTTCAAAGGCAGCATCTTCTTCTGCAAAAGTCATGTGAATTTGATCTGGATCATCTTGTGGAGCAGCTTTACCATTTCGGTATTTTTCTACCTCATCAATCAAATCGTAAAGTCTTGTTTTTAATTGGTGTAAGTAGTGGTAATTTCCATCAAGTTTTACTTTTGGAGTTTCGAACTTGATGCTTCCAGCTCTTACTTGCTTGAAACCAATAAGGATAACCGATTTGTTTTCTTCAACTCCCGAAATTTTGAAACCAGTTACAGAATAGTTTTCTGTTTCGATTTCTTGTTCTAAATCTTCAATTGTAGAAGAATCTTTGTGACCTGTGTAAGCATCATCTAAATGAGCGAAAAACACGTTCATTCTTTCATATGCGCCTTGTAAATCATCATGGATGATATGAACACCTTTATGAGATAGAACATCGCCTTTTGTTGGTCCTTTCAAAAGCTCGTAGGTGTAATCACAAAGAGCGTCTTTTATTGCTGCTCCTCTAATTTCAACATCTTTGTCTTGTGATGAAAATAATTCTGCTACTGCGTCTAATTTGTCCGCATCGATGGTAAAAGTTTGTTTTGCCATTTTATATAATTAATTAGTTAAAAAATACTCTTTAAATTTTCCCTTAACATATTCATCCTGAACGGGTACGTTCCAAATATCTTTGAGGTCTTTAATTCTACGTCTCAGGTCGCCAATTCCGTAGTTAAGCAATGCTTTGGTAGTTGTCAGTCTTTCACCTCGTAAAAGTGCCTCATAAACGATTTTACATTGATTTGAGAATTTCTCTTTGTTTCTCTCAAAATGTTCTTGATTGCATATTCTATTTTCGGTGTGATGCAATTGAGAAAAATCGATTGCTATTTGTTTTTGTGTGTTCATTTTGAAAATACTTAGGGTTAAATAAATTCTTGGTTTTTGTGTTTGCTTATTTCTTGTTCAATTTGGTGCAGCATAACCAAATCGGTAGGCTCTGGTAGATAAATTCCGAGTTCCATTGAAGCGAAATTTCTAAATCGGTCAATCGCTAATGTCATTTCCTTTGTGTCTAAAGTTGCCGAACTTCTAAATCGTTGCACATGTACTCCAGTAATAGCACCTTCAAACTCTCCTTCGTAGAAAATATCGGAGTTTACATGCTTTTTAAAAATATCTTGTTTTACTTCTTCGAGCGTGTAACCTGTTTCGATTGCAAAGGCTGTGAGAATTAAATGGAGATAACTATTTTGAGAAATTGAGCGTTTTGGATACTTGGCTTTTAATTCGAATTTTTGCCCTTTAGCAATAAAATATTTTAGTTTTTCAATTGCTTTTTTGCAATCTAATTCGATTTTAGGATTGTAAATCATCTTCCCAGTTTTCTTTAACTTCTTCTGGATAGGCTTGTTTTAAAACCTTGTCGGTTAATTGAACAAGAGATTTCCAGTTATCTACACTTAATGAAATTTGATTTCCATTGTGAGAAATAACCATCCAACCTTCTAAATCTTCAGTATCTAAATTAACCTCTTGTGTGCACATAATATCGTCATCGATAAATTGCTTTACTTCTTGTGATTGTTCAAATTTTGGCATAACTTTTTTTGTTTTTATAGAATCTTCAATTACAGCAAAAACCATTGCAAAGAAGAAAATCAAGATTATTGCATCCATACTAAAAAGGTGTTTTGTTAAAATTGATTTCCATTCCGTTAACTGCTGCACAAACATTTTTGTACGTTAACTCGGTAACCTCTTTTACAAATTGTTTTTCATCGGAATTACTATCCGATAAGTGGATAAGCACAATGTTATTTACTTGGCGCAAATCATTTGCTTTCAGCATGTCTTTGCAATTAGCTAATGAGAAGTGCGATTTTAAAATTCGGTTTCTCAAAAATTCCTTGTCGCTATCAGGTCCAAACTTTTTATCAATGATTTCCTTTGAATAGTTGGCTTCAATGATAATGTTGTTTAGTCCAGGAAAGGTGTACTTGCAATAGTAGGTGTCGGTTAGGAATAAAACTTTTCCGCAGTCTGGGTGCTCGATTAAGAAACCTAAAGGTTGAGCTGCATCGTGCTTTACATCAAAAGGAAGAATTTTAAAGTTTCCTATTTGAATGTTTTTCTTATTGTGCAATTCTTTAACTCTATGCTCTCCAACCAAACTCCTTGCTTTTATAGTTCCATAAGAAGCGTAAACGTCAACTCCGTTTAACATCAACTCATACATTGATTTAGCATGGTCCATGTGTTCATGAGTAACAATACAACCTACAACCTTTGATAAATCGAAATCTAATGCTTGCTTGATTTCTTTTATGTTTACTCCTGCTTCAATCAAAAGTGCTTCATCCCCATTGCTGAGGATGTAAGCATTACCTTTTGAGCCTGTTCCAATGACTTTAAGTTTCATTAGAAGCCTGGTTCTTTTGGTGTTTCTTTCACTTCTTTAAAAAGAGTTTCTTGCGGTTGCTCTGCTTCTGGAGAAACAATAACCGCATCTTCAACAACTGCTTCTTCAACTTTTGAAGTATCGAAATTCAAAGGCTCTTTGTTGGCTTCTGTTTTGATTTCGTTTTGCACAAATTCAGAAACATCCTCTTTTGGAGTTTGTTCACCTTCAACTAAAATTTTCTGAATATTATCGTCAATTTTTTGACTATCAATATTTATAGCATCCCAAGCAGCACGTTTAATGGTTTTCCATACCATTTCATCTTTCCAGCCTTCAACTTGCTCTTTTCCTGCTTTTTTGCCATTTTCCCATTTGTCTTTTTCTCCACCCCAGAATTCAGCAGAAGCAGTTTTTGGAATTCTTTTTTCAATATCTTTCATTGAAAAAACTCTCAATTTGTTTTTCTCGGGATTTTCGAAATAAACGTGGTAATAATAACCTCCAATAATTTCTCCTTTGTCAAAGGCATTTTCAGAAGGTTTATGAGTAAAACTTTCTTTTCTGTTTTCTGAATCCTTGAAAATAGGAACAAAAGTTTCTTTAGAATAAACCAACTTAACAATCACATCGTCTGGAACTTCAAAACCATATTTTTTAGCAACCAATTCAATTCCGTTATATCCCTTAGTAAAACTAATATCGTACTTATTTAAAGCACTATTTTTATAAGGAATTGGATGTAAATGGTTTTTTTGCATTGGATCTAAACCTACCGAACTATAAGCAACTACATCTACTGCAAGCTTATTCATGTTTACATTTTCCCAAGTATAAGCTAATACGTCTCGGAATTGTTCGCTTTTAGCCATTCTTTTAATTTCAGCAGCCTTAAGCATTTGGTCAATCTTAATAAAATAACTTTGACTTAATCGCTTTTGAAATGGAGTGATTTGAACTTCTCCATTATCTTGGGAGAAATTCTTTAATACCGCAGCAGTAAATCTTTCGCTTGGTGATGCTGATACTGCATTTGCTAAAGCATTTTTTTGTGTTTTAGCAACGTCTTTTGTTTCGCCTTGTGCGCTCATTTTGATAAATATTAAATTTCTATTGTTAACTGATTATTTTGATTTGGTAATTCATCGGCTTTTTTACATTTGATTTCTGGAATATCAAAGCCGTATTTTTGGATTTCTTGTGGTGTGTTTTGGTTGTGTGGGCAGTTTGCAGTACAATCAAAACTTCCAATTTTAACTCCAACGTTGACTGGGCAATCTTCTATTACCCAGCCGTCGAAGTTTCTTTTAACCTTGTAAGCCATTAGTCTAAAATATCTTTTAGTAACTTATTGAATCGCTCTATTTTATGAGAAGGACTTATTGATGTTTTTTCTATGTTTTTATGAATTTTTAGAAAATCATTACACCAATATTTTATATCACTAATAGTCATATTTACCTTAACATCATTATCAAAAGTTGTTGAATCTAATTGTTTATTGCAATCAGATTTCAGTTTATTGATAGAGTACATTACGCAACGGCTTCTTTTTGAATTGGATATTTAACATCTAATGATTTGCTCATTTCGTTTACTACCAATCTAATTACCTGACTTTCCATTTCAATTAGCGTGTGTACGCTTTCTGCATTGTCAATAAATATTGGCGCAGTAATTTGGTAGTGTTCCGAAAGTACATTGATAATATCTAAGCCTGCATTGATTTTTGATGCGGTATTTACATCGGAGTAAGGCACTCCGTTAACCGTAGCTTCGCAAGTTTCTCGTAAACCTCCGTTAATTTGCTCCTCAAACATTTTGAATTTAACGTACTTGAATTTGCTATTCACTATGTTTTCCAAAGCATCAACTTTAGCTTTTATGAAGTTTTCAATTACAAACTGTTCTTTTTCTACGTTGGCAATTTGTTGAGAAAGTATTTTCTCTTCATTTTTCAATTCAAGGATTCGTTTTTCAGCAACTTCAATTTGTGCTTTGGTTTGAAGTTTAGCTTTCAAAGTATCAATTTCAGCAACTAATGATTTTCTTTTTTCGATTAGTTCTGAATTGTCAGCCGTTGGAACTTCTTCGATGCTTGTTTCTAAAATTGGTAATTCAAGTAGTTTTTGTTGATATTCATCATTCAAAGCAAGTAATGATTCGTAAATATTCTCAAAAGTTTGAGTTTCTGCACCGGTTGAAGTTTTGCCGTTTTCGATTTTTATTTTTTCAATAACTTTTTCAAGACTTGCTCTTACATTGGCAATTTTTGTATTACCATTTTCAATTCTTTCGTTGATAGTTTTTAGTTCAACTTCTAAATTCTCTTTTTGAGTTTTTAGATTTACTCCTTCAGTATTAATTTGATTAAGATTAGCAACCTTTTGATTATTGAAATTTGTAATTGCTTCTGCTTTTTTAGTTTCAACATCGCCAGACTCAAATTCTCTTTTACATGTAGGACAATGAAAATCACCATCATTAAAATAAATTTCTGTTGCATTTTCTAATTCCCATTTTGAACGCAAAGCAGTCATTTTTTCTTCGGTAGATTTGATTTGATTTTCAATTCCTGCTTTTTGAGATTCAAGTGTTTTTTTGGTATTTTCAAAAGAAGATAAATCCGTCATTAAAGACTGCTCTTCAATTTTTAAATTATCTAAAACAGAAGTATCAGGTTTTAATCTGTTTTCGGCTTCTTTTTTGGCGTTTTGCTCAATGATTTCAATTTCGCTTTTCAGATTGTTTACTTTTAATTTTAAACCTCTCTGTGAAGTTAATTTTGATTCAAACGCTTTACTTACATCGGCAATTTCTAAATCTACTTTTTCAAGTGATTTATTTTTTTCTGAAAGTTCCGTTTCCAAAGCTTCAAAATCTTGTGCTTCAGGTTTACCTCTGAAAACCTCATCAATTCGAGCAGGAATTGCTTTTAAATCCTCTTTTGCTTTTTTGATTGATGCTAAGATTTGCGCCTTATAATCTTCAAGCGTTTTACCTTGCGTTAGTTTAGCAAGTAAGTTTTCAAAAGCCGAATTTCCTCTCGCTACATCTTCATTTGAAACCTCGCCAAAAATATCAATCAAAAGGTTTCTTCTGTCTTGCCATTTAATAGAGTTGAAGTAAGTAGGGGAGGTAATCATTTTGAAAACTTGGTCTGGCATTACATCATTTACTTTTTTGGTAAATTCCGTTACTGACATTGGAACATCGTTCCAATAAAGCTCCGTAACATTTCCCGAAAACTCTCTTTCTTCGTTACCTCTTTTCTTAACCCAATTTTCACGCAATACACGTTTAAGAGTTAGTGTTTCATTATCAACTAAAAGAACTGCAGAAACTTCGTGTTCTATCATTGGAATTACTCGCCCTAATTGGTCCAATGTTTTTACTTCGAAATCCTTTCTATCTGTAGTGTCTTTTCCAAAAAGCAACCAAGTAAAAGCATCTGCAATAGTTGTTTTACCTGTTCCGTTTGCGCCAAGAATATCAACGTTATTTCCGTTAGCATCGATATTTAAAGTTTTGATTCCTTTAAAGTTTAATAAAGAAATAGATTGTAATTTAATTGTTTTCATCACTTTTAAATTTATAGTTGTTAGATTTTAAATTTTTTAATCGGTTGTTGGCTTTAACTAAGCCGTTTTTGATGTTAGAAAAAAAGTTGTCCATACATTTTTGTTCGTTTGGACTTAATTCTTCAAATGGTTTATTGTTTAAAAACCATTTGCCGTCAATTAATTTTATAGTCATTGAATCCATTACATTAGCCATTTAAAGTCAGACAATGAATAATCATCAAGCATCTCGTCAAGTTGTGGTATTTGATACTTGTATGCCAGTTGAAGCAATTCGAATGCTTTTTCTTCATTATCTGTTGCATCGAATTCTTTTCTAATTATTCTCCCTAATAGTTCAAGGGATTTTTCATCGCTTAAAAATGTTTTTTCCAAGCGTTGCAGTAAGAGGATTTTCATACTCATATTTCTTTAGTGTTTTGTTAAATTTCCTAATAGTGAAGCTTTAAGCGTATCGCTTAGTGGTGCGCCCTTTCGGGAGCGCTCTGGAGTATTCCCCAACATTTCCAGAGCGCTAATAGCTTGACTTTCGAGTCGTGTAGCTAAATTGTAGTTCTGTTGAGCAACTGCTTTCATTTGTTGTGAAGATTCAAGCTGCTGCTTATAGAATTGTATTTTTTCTCGCTTATTCATATTCTAAGCTTCAAATAATTCTTCTTCCTTTAATCCGATGTGTTTTTTCATTACCTCAACAACAACTGGTTTATTAAGTGTTGGTGATTTACGTGTCGCATATACATAAACAGATCTTTCAGTTATTCCAATTTTACAAGCAATCTTTTCTCGTAATGGAATATCGTTTCTAATTTGATTATATATTTCTTCTTTAAGTTTTGGTTTTCTCATTTTACTTTCGTTTAGTGCCCTTAACCAGTATCGAGCTGATTAACCATTCGCTGTAAGGGCTTTTGACAGGTATTTTTTCGCCCCTCGTGGCGACAGCTTAAAAACAAGTAAGAGTTATCGGTAACACATTTTAAGATACATTAAAGGAGTTCCACCTATATTGATAATCTACACGTAGATTAGTTTCTGCATTGCCCTGCACGTATTCATCTCTTAACCATTTTTAAACCTCCAAGATGTCAAAGAACTTATTTGTAATGATTCTAAATTGAGAGCAATAATGTTTTTTTATGAATATTTTACTCTAATTTTGTTTATACATTTGTGTTACACATTTGTATAGAGCAAATATAAAGCATTATGAAAGTATTATGCAAGTACTTGAATAAATAATTACTCATTTTACTTGTAATTTATATTCATTATAAATAAAAAACAAAATGAAAATAGGGGAGAGAATAACGGAACTACTTGAAAAGAAAGGCATTACAGCATATACCCTATCTAATGAAACAGGAGTGTCTCAAGGAACATTAAGTAGAATAATTAAAAAACATACTAAACCAAATGCAAGTAATTTGAAAGCAATTTCAGATTATTTTAAAGTAAGTCAGACTTGGTTATTGACAGGTAAAGAATATGATATTTCAGAAACAAATATTAATAACACCATTACATCTGAAATAAAAGAGGTAGATTTTGACGAATTTATGGAAGCCGAATACTTGCCAATTAAAGTTCAAGCTGGTTACTTAAGTGGTTTGGAAGAAAAAAAACCAATTGAATTGAAAAAAATGCTCGTCCCTAGAGAGTTTGAAAAAGGTTATTATAAAGTAATAGAAATTGAAGGTGATAGTATGAATGACGGAACTCCTCGCTCAATATGCGATGGGGATAAATTACTTTTAAAAGAAATTGAAGGTGGTAATTATTTGCAAAAAATACTACCTTACCGAAATAATTTATTTGTAATAGTAAGTAGCGAAGGCATCGTGTGCAAGCAAATTATTGATCAGAATATTGAAAAAGAGTGTATTGTTTGCCATTCTTTCAATCCTCTTCATAAAGATTATGAAATTTGCTTTAAAGATATATACCAACTATTTACTGTTAAAAAACTAGTTGAACGTAAAATAAAATTCTAAAATTTAAAATCATGAAAAAATTATCACTTATAATCGTTATGCTTTTAGCTTTTGCTTATTCTTTTGGGCAAGAAAAGCAATATGAAGTAAAAAAGGTACTTTCACCTCAGTATGGTAAAGTTCCTGCTGGAAAAACAAAAATTACTATCTCTGATAAAGTAATCATTATTGACGCAGGTAAAAAAGCCGTTGAATATGAAATATTATCAATTGAAGAAACCGATTTTACAAAAACTTACTTTGCTAAAATGGGAACTCAAAATGATATTAGATTCACGTATTATAAAAATGACAACTATCTAAAATTTGAGAACAAGGATAACTTCTCTGGTAAAGTTGGCGAATTACTTTATTATTTTAAAGATTAATGCACGAACACGATAAAAGAATAGTTAGGCTTGTTGAATGGTTGATATTTAATAAAAAAGTATCAACCGCAAAAGAGTTTTGCCAATCTGTAGATTTATTAGTTCCAACTTATTCTAAAATAAAAAAAGGAACTTGTCACTTTACAGTTATCAATATTGAGAATATATGCAAAAAGTATAAAGTCAATTCAAATTGGATTTTTGGAATAGAAAAAAACGTCTTTAGAAACGATAAAACCATTGAAATTAAAGACTTTTAAGCAATTGTATTGCCGACAATGTAAAACGGCATAAAAATTAAAAATTAACCACGTTTGGTTGCTAAAGATACTTTGTAAAGTATTGATTTTACTGTAATTACATTTTTGGGTTTTTATGTTCGTCAGATTCATAACCCTGAGGTCACGGGTTCAACTCCCGTCTTCGCTACTAGGTGCTAAACCCATTCCCAACAAGGGTTTAGCACTTTTTTAAAGACTTTCGAGTAGTGTAGTTACATTTAAAACGGCAACGTAAACGACAATGTAATTACAGACAAATGAAAAAACTTCACTTCGATTGTGAATGCTCTGAAGTATGGGCTTCACCAAAAAACTGGAAAACAATTACAGGTAAAAAAGCATTATCATTAAATTGGTATGTTCAATGCGTTTTTCACGATCCAAAATTCAAAGAAAAATATCCAAATGGATTTCCATACAGAAAAAAGTTAAACAAACTTAAAACTTTAGAAGAAAGAAAAGCAGCTGTTGAACTCTACATTGATGAAATTCCAAAGCTATTTTTTGATAAAGGTTACAATCCAATTACTAAAACTTTTATGATTGAACCGGTGCAAGAAGTTAAAAATGAATTAATTGAATTATGCCCAGAAACTCCTTTTAATATTTCTTTGGATTTAGCTATGGCCACTATTAAAAAAGCAGATAGTACAATGGATGATTTGAATTCTGTTGTTAAGAATGTAAAAAAATCGGCAATGCAATTGCGATATGATGATATTGCCGTTTCTGAAATCACAAGAAAACATATAAAGTTGATCATTGATAATTTGGAAAAGGTCGACGGAGAATTTTCGGCACATAAATTCAATAAATATCGCTCTTATTTAAGCATTGTTTTTTCGGAACTATTGGAATGGGAAGCAATAAAATCAAATATTGTTCGCGATATATCCAAAAGAAAACAAGAAAAGAATATCCGTGAAGTACTTACCAAGGAACAAAGAATACAAGTTGTAAATCACCTGAAAAGGTTTCATCCCGAATTTCATACTTTCACGCAAATATTCTTTCACTCGGGAATCCGTATAACAGAATTACTTTCTGTAAAAGCGGAGCATGTAGATTTGAAAAATCAAAAATATAAAGCATTGATTAAGAAAGGAACTTCTTATGAATGGAAAGAGTGCGTTATAAAAGATGTTGCTTTGCCTTTTTGGAATAAAGCAGTTTTTGGAGCTCGAAAAGATGATTTTGTTTTTTCTACTGGCTTGGTTCCAGGAACTAAACCATTAAAGTATAATGCAATTCGCTTACGTTGGAAAAGAAATGTAAAAACGATGCTAAACATTACAGCCGATTTTTATTCGCTTAAACACTTAAATTTGGATGAAACTACCGAATTATTATCTTTGGAAGATGCAGCACGTATGGCAAACCACAAAGGAACTAAAATGATGAGTAGTGTTTATGCCGTTGGTGAGAAGCAAAGACAGTTTGAGAAATTGAAAAAAGTAAGTAATAGTTTGTAGTTATGGAATGGTATAAGTGGGTTTTAGGTTTAGCGCTTTGGGTTTTGTCTATACTATTAATAGGTTACATTAGAGATAAAGGAAAATAAAAAAGAGGGTAAATACCCTCTTTAATTTTTTGGAAGTTTGTCAACTCTTCGTCCGAGTTGTTCCATTGCTTTTTCAAAACACTTATTTAAATCTGTTTTTGATTCTTGGTCCTCAAAAAAGAAATTTACTTTAATTGCTTTTGAAACTTGTAAAAAAGTATCAAGTGTAGGCTTGAATTTTAAGGAAAAGAAACGACTAACTGCGGATTGTATCATTCCCGTTTGTTCCGCAATTTGATTTTGCGTTATTCCTTTTTCTTCTGCAATTTCTTTAAGAAGTAAAACGAGCAACATCCATTGCTCGTTTTTATTTTTATTTTGTGGCATATTTTTAATTTAAAAAATAATTTTCTAATTCTTCAAAACTTTCAAATTTTGTCAATTCACTTTCTGAACCTTGATTTTTCCACTCATTAATATCGTCAACTAATGACATATCGTTTGTTTCAAATCTTTTAACTTCTTCAAAATCTACCATAACTACGATTTCGAATCTTCCAGCGTTTACTTTTTTTGTGATAATGTTTAAAGTTTTCATAATGTTTTTGCCGTATTAAAGTGTTGCCGCCACATTCTATTTGTTATTTTGATAGAGCAAATATATAACATATATGTAATATAAAACAAATCAAAAACAAAATAATCGATGAAATGCACTAAATTTTAACATATAACTAAAAAAGGCATCTAAACAGACACCTTTTAAAACTAACAACAAATAAATTATCGAGTGATAATTATTCCTCCAATGACTCCAATTCCAACTTTGAATAAGTCGGTTTGATACCATTTCTTTTTTTCTTTGACTTCAATCTGTTGTATGTATTCGGGGTTTACAAAAGGGTTGTCATGTTTGATATCTACTACTAATGTTTTAGAACCTAAAAACCATTTACGCTTATAACCAGTTACAATGGTAACGCTATCAGGAATTACCATATCATAAACCTCAACACCATGCTGATTGCTTTTGTAGGCTAAGGAATACCAATCCGTGAATATAGCATCTGTTTTCTCAAAATTACAAGGTATTGAATCGGTATAAGCCAATGTGATAGTATCAAATTTAGTTTTGGTAATGTATTTTGTAACGTATTTTACATCTGAAAACTTTTTTATGATTTCTTTCAGTTCCTTATCCTTTGAAGAGACTTGCTCTTTCAATTCCTTTTCGGTAAGAGTTGCCACTTTTTGACTTGTCACTAATTGACCATTTTTCAACTTATAGGTTGATATTTCGGAATTTTGCGCTTCGATAGTTGCATTTGCTATGCTTTGATTTTCGCATTGAACGTAATTCAAACACAATAGAAAAATTATAATTCCAATTAGGAATATACGCTGCCAATTGATTCTGTGAAGATTGATTTGTGGTGCTTCCATAATTAGAACTGAAATTTAAAGTCGTTCAAGCGGTTTTTCCATCCTTTAATAAATCGCTTTTGACTTGGGTTATTCTTTACAATATCATCAAGGAACTTCACACGAGCTGCAAAAATCTTATCAAATAACGCTTCGGCATCCTTTTCGATTTCTTCGTTAATTTTTGCAAGTGTTTTTGGTCCTACAACTCCGTCTTGTGTAAGTCCTAAAATTCTTTGAGGAATAACAATTCCCCATTTACCCGAACCCCAATACCAATCCACCAAAATATTAGCGATTGATTGATTTTTGATTTGGTCGGCTTGCCATTTATCCCAATACTTGCGAAGCACAAATTTGAAATCATCTTTAGATAACAACTTCATATCAGCATTATTGATAATACCATCTCCGTTTTTATCGTAGCCTAATAATTTCCATGCGCCAACGGTAACACCCATATTTGTAGCACCGCCTTTGTCTAACGGATCATTCACAAAGCCACCTTCCCATTTTGCAACAATAGGAGCTAGCTTTTCAATTTTACTGCCTTGATATTTAGATTTATCGAAAGGCGCTTTTTCAAATACTGCCATACTATTACTCTTTGTTTAATAAATCTTTCACATCACCATCCTTTTCAAACTTGTAAATCTTTTGCATTACAAAAGCTGGAGGATATTTGCCGTTTGACCAAATGTGTAAGTTCTTGATTGCTTTTGATCCAGGATAAAGAATAGTTCCAATTTGTATTGCCCATTGGAAAACATCACCAGCCAAATTATCACCAGTAATTCTATTAATTCCTTCAAGTATTGGATAAGTAAATAATATGATAATACACATTTCAATATTCTTCCATAAAAGAGTTTTTAATTTAAATGTGTTATTATCCCAGTGCACTTTAGCACCAGCCACTATGTTAGCAATTATAGTCCAAACAAGAACTTGAAAAAACACTTTATTATCTATGAACCACAGATTAAAAGTATTCAAAACCCACACCACAGGAGTAAAAGCTATTACTAGTTTAAATAGGTATTGAAACTTTTCGGTTAAGTCAATTGAGAATCCACTATCCTCAACATTAAAGGTTTTTTTTATGATGTCTGGGAACTTAGTACTAGCTCCAAACAATACTATTGAATAGTATATCTTTTTTAAAATAAGCTGAAATATCAACATGTTTCGTTTTAGTTTATAATTAATACTTGTATTGGAGTTAGAAGTATTTTTTATTTCTTAATTGGGTAATATCTTGGCGTAAATAAAGCGCAATACGGAACGAAAATAAACCCAGCAAGGCAAACTAAGACAAAGCGAAATATTTGATTTCCTTTGCCGTTTTTACGCATATTTTCGAAGTAACGCCATGCTGACTTGAACCACTTTATAAAGTTTCTGTTTGCACCAATTAAACACTCGTAATCGTGTACCATTGCATCGGCATCTAATTTTGGTAAATCGTATAAATCTTTTACGATAGTCGCTCCGTCAAACTTGGTAGTAAATCGACAAAAGAAATCGTATGCTTCAATGTATAAATCAATATCTTCTTCACTTCTGCTTTTGTACTTCAACATCATTCGTAATTGATAACGGTATTCGGCTAATGTTTCTATATCTTGTTTAAAGAAATCGCTTTTACTTTTAACTAAAAAGTAAATTAAAACTACTATTGTTATGATTGCGTACCACATAGTTATTTTAGTTTATCAATTGATTGCTTTAATTCTGAAACTTCCATTTCTTCGTAGTTTTCTTGGATGTAGTTCCAAATAATATCATGTAATTTGTTATACAACTCTTGACCGATAACCGAACTTCCAATTCCAAGTAATAATTGATAACCTGTTTTCCATTGACCAAATGGAACAACAATATCCAATACTGGTTTTAATTCGGCTAATATGACATTTTCCGTTGCATCATCCATTTGACCTATTTGTTTAGCGATGCGAAATTCAGCCGATAAACCAGCCCAAATGCGTTGTGCATCTTGCATACGCTTGATATATAATTCGGTTTCTTTTTGTTTTAAAGCTTCAACTTGTTGTTCTGCTATTTCTTCGGGAGTTGCTTCTACATACTCAACCCCAACAATATCTTTATCTGTTAAATATTGCTGAAATTCCGCAGTACTATCATCTAAAGGTATTTCTACTCCGTTTAGATAAATCTTACCTGTTAAATTTGATATTATGTACATATTTTTTTACTTTTAATCTTGAACGTATAACTCTAATCTTCGCATCGCAAAAGCACAAGCCGAAGCAGTTGATGCATTGTTTCGCCATAAACAAGGTGTCAACGTTAATAAACTTGACACAAAACTACCTTGTGAAACTGCACTTGTAGTTATATTTGTTACTTTATAAGTTATAGTAGTAGTTCCTTTTAATCTTAAAAATTCAACTACATACTCGCTTGTGCTGTCTTTTGGAAATGATGCCCCTAAATCTATTTTATGAATACCAGTAACCGAATCTTTATAAATTATTTGACAATTAGTATCAGTGTTGTCAGCTCCTAATGATAAAAGTCCCTGTGTTGCTGAGCTTGGGTTAATATTTCCAATTCCAGCAGTACCCGCAAAGCCATAAGAGAAACGAACATCTGTAATAGTAGATGCATCTTCACTTTTAATTCTTAAACGATAATAAAAACCGTATGCCGCTAAAATCCTACCGAAACTACCATCGTTAAACATTGCAGACGATCCAGCAGTGCCAGCACTTAACCATTTACGCCACGAAAAACCACCACCCCCATAAATAACAGCACTTTGAGTGCCTACGGAGTTCAAAGCCAAAGTACCAACGTAAGAAAGTCCTACGCCTCCTTCTTGAATTATAATATAATTTGGAAAATCTTTCCAAATATTAACACCTAAATCAATAGCTAATCCATCTTTAACTCCATAAGTTTTTCCGTCAACAGGAAAATCTATACCAGCACTAAGTTGAACATAAGCAGAACCGCTCCATCGATAAGTTTTATTAGTATCTAAAGCCAAATAAATTTTACTTGTTTCTCCAGTTACTGGAAACGCTGCTAAATTGGCAAACTCTAAAACATCATCTACATAAGAAGGTAATTGTGATGCTGGAACTTTACCATCCACCAAGTCGGCTTTTGTAGAAATGTCTACTGGATCATTCCATGACTTCATTATAAAAACCAAAACATCGCTTTTATATTTAAACCAAACAGCACCACCAGCAGGTACAATTAAATTTTCTTCATTTGGTAATGAAAATGGAATTTCAGCACTTGTCAAATGGTTTAGCTGTATTGGATTTGGTGACTTGTTTTCAAACAAATAGTCTTTTCCTTCATAAGGCGCTTCGCTGTTTCTAACTAGTATCAAAACACTTTTATCAAAACCATCAACAGAAACCAAATCTTCATTATCTACAATATAATGGTTTTGTCCTTCACCTCGTAATGGTAAAATTACATTTGAACCTGTTGTTGAATAGTTATAGGATTGGTTTTCTGTTTTTTGTTTGAATTGTGCTCCTAAAACTGGGTCGCCTGGTGTTCCAATTACTGTATCGTTAACATCGAATTCAGTAATATAAATTGCATCTAATGGAGTAGGAGGAGCTAAAACAATTGCTCCATCAGTTTCTTCACCCGAAATTGCAATAACAGTATTGCTTGTTGTTAAAACCAAAATATCCTTTCTAGTAAAACCAGTAGGGCATAAGGTTATTGGAATAGTTGTATCGGTTGTAGTTTGATAAATAGAACCGTTTATTTGAGCCGTAACTCCAGAAGCAACAATTATTTCATTAGTCAATTCATTAACAGTTATCGAACCAACGGCTAAAAGCTGATTGTAATTACCGTTTTGAATAGCGCTTGCAATTTGGTCAACTGTTATATACTCCGAAACTCCTGCTCTTGATACTGGAATTTTTGAGTTAGTATTTAAAGCCGTTTGATGTGGTAATTCATCAACTTTCTTAGCGTTAGCTTCGTAATTATTAAGCCTTGATATTGCTTGTTGAACTAATGAAGTTAAATAAGTTAGTGTACTCATTTTGATTGCGTTTTACTTTCACAAATGTAATTATTTTTATTCAGTCTAAATATAAATAAAAGGTAAAAATGTAATTATTAAGAGTTTAACGCTATCTGAAAAGCATTTTTTGTAAATTTGCTTATGTGGTTTTTCGTTCTATTGTTTATCGTATTTGTAGGCGGTGGCTGGCTTGTAGGCAAGTTCATCGGTGGTATCTTGTTTCCTGACCGAGAGGAAAAACCAACCTACATTGATAAATCGATAAACCACCATTACCACACTCACATTCACGAGCACAAGAACTTAACAGTGATTGACGAGGAAACCCACAGAAAAGGATTAGAGAAATTTAAAGAAGGTAAGTAATGGATAATTTATTATTAAGCTTTATTGAAGAAAAATTAAAAAATCTAGATGTAGAGTTAGAGTTTTTATATCCAGGTTGTAATATGTCTTTTACAAATGAAGAAGAATGGAAAAAAAGAAGAATTGAAATTAAAGCGAAAATAGAATTGCTTTTAGAACTAAAATCTTTAAACAATAAAGCTGAATATCCAAAAATATCAATTACAGAGGTAGATTCAAATTTATTTGATTCTTATGGAGTATTTAAAAAAACAGAGAGTAATGAAAAATAACAACCTATCAGGCGAGAAAAAACCCGAAATGATTACTGATAAAAATGGTAATCAATTTATTTTGGTAAATGAAACCATTGTTGCAGAAGTTAAAGTATCTCCTGAATTAGCAGAAAAATTGAATAAGATTTCTGAAAGATTAAAAAACATACCAATAATAAAAGCCTCTAATTAAAGAGGCTTTTTCATTTTCTTATCTCTCACATAAGAAAATTAATGATGTTCTTTGATGTGTTTCGCTTTTAAAAACAGGTCAAATATACATATTTCCCTAAAAATTATATACAACTTTGCTCGAAAATTATATAATTAGTATTTTAAGAAACCACCAGAACCAATATCAATTAATCCTGGAACTTGAATATTTGTTGAATCAAAATCAACACTTCCTGATATTTCGGAATTGAATACATTACCCGTTTTAATCATTTTTGCTGTCAACACATAAAGGTTTGTATCTTCCAATGGTCCTTCGGTATCAAAGCTATTCGATTTTACATATCCAACGCCGTCAATTAGAACGTTTTTACATGATAAAGCAATCATTAGCTTTCTCCAAATTTCTTTGCTTACAGGCTCAAAAATAAACTCGTCAACTTCGTATAATTCAGAATTCAACAAAACGGTATTTGTGTCTGTTTTATGCGTTTCTGATGATTCCTCAACATCGCCATTTCTTTTGAAAAAAGGAATTCTAATTTTATGCTTAATTCCTGTAGCGTAAAACACGTCCGTATTATCATCATTCCAATAGTTGAGTTCTTTTGTAAACTCATGAACTACTTGCACAAATATATCTTCTGAAAGCAATGTAATTGTGGTGAAATTATCATCTTCTGCAATTATTGAAATACGAATAACCTCATCTATATAATCTACCATATCAATAGTAAATTCATAAATTTCATAGTCGAAAATATTATAAATAGTTCCTGCGATTACCGAAACATCCGCACCCGAATAACTGCTTGAAATAACCATAATTTCAGCGTTTTTGCTTTCATCAAATAATACATCTTCAATTAGAAACCATGCAGCATCTACTTTTACATAACCTCCTGATTTCGCCCAAATAGGAAGCCCACCATTTAGGTAGTGTGTTTCACCTGTTGGAAAGCCTGTATTATAGTCGTAAATGTTACCAGAAATAAAATAAATACCCGTTTTGCCACCTCCTAAATCATACTTACGAGCATCGCGAGAATCTTTATTGCCTATATAGTTTGATTTCTTTAAAACAGGTACTGCAACCTCATCACCATTGGAACGAATAACTTTTGCAGTATTAGTTTCGTAATTCGATTTGAATTGTGTTGTAATTACATCAGCCGTTTGAAATAACTGCACTTCATGATAAGGAAGTTTTACATCAACCTCACAACTCAAAGTGTTTTCATCTGTTTTATAATTCCCAGCATCACCGAAATCAATTCTATTAGCAAAGCGAATGCTATTTGCTTTTGAAATGTAGAAGTAAGGCGTTTGAATTCCAAACTCGTCAACTACAAAAGTCTTGGAAATTGCACACCCCAATTGATCACGAACATACAAAGTATAATTTCCTGCAACTAATCCACTAAATACATTTGAAGTTTGCCAAGTAGAATTGTCTAACGAGTATTCAAAATCTAAACCAACAGCAACTGAATTTTCAACTATTACTGTTGTTCCTGCTGGACTTGGATTAATTTGTAAATTAAAATCATTTGGAATAAGTAGGCTAGGGGTTTCTATCAACTCTAAGCAAATATTTCCATTTGCATCTTCAACTTTTAAGCTAATATATTGACCTCTTAACCATTCGAAAGTAAACGGATTGTCTGTATTTGGATTTACAGCCACCGGACTTATAATTTTTGTTGCTAAAATATTGGTTTCAACTTCAATCGCTACATTTTGGCAAGGAGTAGTTGAAGCTTGAGAAAATGAAACGGAATCAATTTGAATAGTTGTTACATTAGCAACCAATTCAAAATCAACATTAGCAACAGTTGAAATATCCATCATTGCTAATCCTCCCTCAAAATCAATATAATTATAATCAACAGTTAAAAATACTGCATTCCCAGTTCTTGAAATATTAGAAAAGCTACCTCCATAATCCAATTGAATAGCTTGCATATATTGAATTGCTGTTGCTTCTCCTGGATTGTCAATATCAGGAGTTGTTGTACTAACTTTAAATGCAGCATTTCTTAAAGCAACCCATTGATGAGCCAATGAAACTGCAAAAGAAGGTGTAAAATTATTATTTCTTATATCGAATGTTAATGTACTTCCAATTACTAAATCTTCATTGAAGGTAATTTTAAATGTTTTTGCCATTTTAATATGCTTTTAAAAGTTTCCATTGTCCTTTGCCGTTTGGCTTGAGATTCATTAAAAATCCCTTTTCTTGCTCTCCATTTTCATTTGTGAATTCAACACAGCCATAAATGTTAGGTATTTGTTTACCAAGTATTATTTTATGGCCATTTAACTGCTGATTGATATCAAATGTCACTTCATGTTCAAATTCGATGAATTCAGGAACGTATCGAGGTCTTCCAAGTTCAGCGTTTATGATATTTCCATTTTCTGCATACTCATTACCTCCAATCAATTTAGTAGAAAGAGAACTATTAGCAGATGAACTTGTATATCTAATGTAATCGCTCAAATACTTTGTCAAACCTGAAGCAATAACCCAGCCATGACGAAGCATTGAATTAAACGGCGACAATCTTAAGTTGTAAGCTGTGTCAGGAGAGAATGTTCCCGTTGGCGCTTGCTCAAAATCATCTTGCCACTTTCTTAACTTGAAAATAGTTGATAAACTATCTCTTTTCATATCAAATTGGAAAACATCAGAATCATAACGAGTATCTTCTGTTCCTTGAGTTAATTTAGGTTTTCTTCTGGCAAATTCGGCACCATAACTATCACCGCGATACTTTGATAATTTAGAATAAGCATTTCTTAGCACTTTAATTGCCGTTGCAAACTTTGTAGTTCCATTATACTCAACCAAACCAAATGCTTCTTCATAATCACCACCTTTTTCAAAACCTAATTCCAATGATGAATAATAGTAATCAACCGCTTCACTTCGTTTTACATTTTTAACCTGATTAGGGAGTTTAATTGTGGTATTTCTATTGTAGAAATAGCCT